TTCTCCCACAAAACACGAACGGGAGCCGTCCCACCAGCTCCCGTTCGTTTTACGTTGTGCGGTCCCACATCGTCCCAGATCTTGGTTCACGTTCCACGAACCCGAATCAACCTGTCGACGACAGTATACACGCATCTAAGCAACATACGCAACGCCAATAACCGCAATGACAACTAGGCCGATTGTGATCTCCAACATATATTGGTAAATCATCGCGCACAACACCGAAACAGCACTGTGGCGCCGATCACCAACACACAGCTGAAGAGCGAGCTGTAGCAAATGTTGCAACTAAAACTGTTACATACGACAACTCGGTTTCCCCTGGAATATCAAGCCAAACAACAACCGTAGCAGAAGGCTACTACAACGCCAAAAATGGCCGCTACGGCACTTTCGCGCATCATTGCAACGAAAAGTGCCACTCGTAGCAGATGTAGCGGATTTTTCAACCCAAGTCTTCAGGTGCGCATGCGCGTATGTGCGCGTGATACACGCATCTTGAAATATAGTCAAGTAATAATCTCACGATACGGAATACATCGATTCTCAGGGTTGACAGATACAGCTTCTCCAGGTATCACACGTGCGTGTGCGCACATGCGTGCGTAGCAAGGAAAATACCTGCTACATCTGCTACAAATCTGGTTTTTACTTGAAATACCAATGATTATATATGTAGCAGATATTTATTAGAAATAATTATCAATAAATACTTTCTCGTGTAATACCGCCGAAAAACCCTGTAGCAGATATTTTTCTACATCCGCTACATCGGAAAGAAAAACCGCTACGCCTGCCACAAAACTCCTCTCACGGCATCCGCCAACCCACCCTCATGAGCAATGCGCTCCGCTGAAGAGGCTCCACATCACCGAGAAGGCCCCCAGGCGCGTCTCTAAGGCCCTGGGAGACAAAAACCGGCACTCAGATGCATTGAGGTCATTTCAGAGCCTCACAGACGCATCTAGGGCACACGAGACTCCCACTCCTGTGGTCTCTCTGGATAACGCGCTACCGCGCGTCGAGAGACGACGGAAGATGACGACCGGTAACATGGTCGTTGAACACCGTGCGCAGCTTGCGCGATAACCCCACATGATGTACGATTCCTCTGGCGTACGAGTACTTCCCTGTATCCCACATACGCGGCAGTCCCACCGCTCGTGCCCCTTAGAATTGAAAGAAGGTCCCACATGCTGCACTCCACTCACGCCGCATCCAACATGACGAGGATGTGGTTTCAATGACGACAAACAACACCTCTACTGCACCTGCTCAGAAGCAGGCAAAGCCTAGTCAAGTTATGCTACCGCCGGTTAATCAGCTGATCTCCGATGAGGTCGAGCTATTTTTTGCGACGCAAAACCAGGAAATCCTCAACGCCCAAGACGTTGAGTTCCAACTACTCAACCGCATCAACAACCGGTTGATTGCAGAGAATGCGAACTACGGCCTCAAAGGTACGCGCGTCTACCAGACACTGCGCACACTTCCGCCAGCAGTGATCGCCGACTGCATGCTCAAACGAAATCGAATCGTTCGTATCGTGCTTTCAGATAAGAACACGGACCCCAACTACGACGTGCTTGCTGTGTATATGGACCACGGTCCAGATACCGGCATTTACGTCACCGATGAAGTCTCTATCCGAGTACTTGCCCGTGAATACAACTACTCGATTTCATCTAAAGAACTTGATCAAGTGATGGACACAATGGCCGACAACGCACCGCGCGTTATGGTCAGTACCAATCGTGATCTCATTGCTGTGAACAACGGCATTTTCGACTACAAAACGAAACAGCTGTTGCCATTCACGCCTGAGATCGTCTTCACGGCAAAGTCCGCGATCAACTACAAAGACAACCCAATCAACCCCGTCATCCATAACGATGCGGACGACACCGACTGGGACATCGAGTCATGGATGGCTGACCTCAATGACGATCCCAAGATCGTCAACCTTCTCTGGGAGATCATGTCAGCCATTATCAGGCCCAACGTCGCGTGGGACAAGACTGCATGGCTTCTCTCCGAAGTCGGCAACAACGGTAAGGGAACTCTTCTGACACTCATGCGTAATCTATGCGGTGAGCGAGCATGGACATCCATCTCCGTTGCAGACTTCGGTAAGGACTTCCATCTGGAGCCCTTGATCCGAACAAACGCTGTTCTTGTCGATGAGAACGATGTCGGTGAGTACGTCGATAAAGCGGCAAATCTCAAGGCCGTCATTACAAATGACATCATCTTGATTAACCGCAAGAACAAGACTCCTATCGCGTACCAGTTCCGAGGATTCATGGTGCAGTGTGTCAATGACACACCCCGGTTCCGAGACAAGTCAGGCTCGCTCTACCGTCGGCAGCTCATCATCCCGTTCAACAAGAGTTTCACGGGTGCTGAGCGCAAGTACATCAAGCAGGACTACATGCATCGCACTGAGGTGCTCGAATACGTCCTCCACCGTGTGCTCAGCGGTAGTTTTTACGAGCTGTCTGAACCAGCTGCTGTCAAAATGGCGCTCCATCAGTACAAGATCGAGAACGATCCCGTCCGTGCGTTCGTTGAAGAATTCCTCGATCGCATGGTCTGGGATCTGCTTCCATGGCGATTCCTCTACGCGCTCTACCGCGCGTGGCTTGTTAAGGACCAGCCATCTAACCCACCTCTGGGCTACAACAAGTTCATCAAACACTTGACACTTGTGCTCCAAGACACGCCCGATGAGGGTAAAAACTGGATCGTCACAACCGCTGCTGTACGTACCCAAAACCGCATCATCGGTGATGAACCTCTGGCTGTGGAATACGACCTGAGTGACTGGATTGATCTCCAACCTGTAGGTGGTTCTATGCGCAAGATCGGTATCCCTCACAACATACCGATCTCCACAAGAGGGCTCCTACGAGCCACTGCTGCTTCTACTACAGGAGCAACAGACGATGATCAAGACGATGCTGTGAACTAACCATTCAGACACACGACCTCTGCTCGACCACACATGAACCAGGACGAGTCAGGGGTCGTGACCCATTTATTCAACCCCAGAACACCGCAATTCCCCAGATGTTCGGAAAGGATATCCCAATGATTCTGGAACACACCACTCACGCCGGTTACATCCGACAAGACGACGTGTACACCGATGAGAACGATGTCAACTACACCGTGAGCCAAGATACAGACGCCGAGGATCCCAGGTCGTGGCTCACCCACGAAGAGGCGGCTCTGATTGTCATCAACGCCGATCGCAACACGCGAACCGACAACATCGATGACTACGATGACAACACGGTCATCAACGATCTTCTTCAGGCCATGGGACGAGACGACATCAATGATCCAAGCGACATCACCACCCAGTGGTGGAACGACTGGCTCCACAACGCCAAACTAGATCACCCCTCATATGACATCGAGATGATGACAATTCACACCAGCCAATCCACCTGGTTCACTGTCATCGCAGCCGTCAAGGAAGGCTATGGTTCCGCTCGTGACAACGTTGACACCTTTGTTGCATGGGCACGTGGCGACGTGTGGGTGGTATCGCCCGATCACCCCGATTACGACACACTGTGCGGCATCTACGCCGATGATCCCGAAAGTGCCGTCAAGCACTACATCGAGAACTACATTCCGCATGAGCTACCTCAGCTAGAGACGCTCTTCTGACACTTATCAACGAAAGGGGGTAGCTCATATGAAGCGAACCACCTACAAGAAAGCTCGATTCGTCTTCTGGGACATCGAGTCACTGACAAACGTCTTCACCGTCGCTTTCTTCGACCGTGAAACCCGCGCTCTCAATGTGTTCTATCTCGTCGACGTGGGCACCCCCGTTGGTGATGCGCTGCGTCGCCGCGACCTAGACCACCGCACGGCGCTCGCGGCTATTCTCAAGCGCAATCCAGCCTGGGCGCGCCTCTGGAAAAACAGTGAAACCCCCATCCTACGATTGCACAACCTAGCGAAGTGGGAGGCTAATCATCTGCTCGCCCGCATGATTGGTCTCAGCGATGCTGCCTCGGTGAACGACCCACATTCCCAGAGCACGTACTTGCGAAAGTATCGACCCGTGTGCGACACGGATCCGAACTACGATCCTGAGGTTCATCCGTTCGTGTGCGGCTACAACTCAGCCAACTATGACACGACCCTCATGAGCATCTACCTCACAAGCGTCATGGAAAGCACCCAGGAGCCTGTTCGTCAGGCTCGTGAACGTGCCATGCTCGCCACGACGGATGATGAGAAGCGTCGTATCTACGAGGAAATGATGGAAACGTGCAAGCTTGCGTTCACGTGCACTACTCCCGTGACTGCCGCTGAGATCCGTCGACACAACAACGCTCTCTTCACGGATGAATACATCCGTCAGATGCCGGCGTACCTCACTTCTTCTGCTGTTGCTAACGGTAAGGGCTGGGATGGGACGGCGAACAAGGTCAGGCGAGCCATGCTTCATTCGGGCCGACACCTCGACATCGCACGCTTCAATGAGAAGCAGCAACGTGTGGGCCTCAAGCGTCTGCTCGGCATGCTGGGTTACCAGATTCTCGAATCCGATCGACTGAAGCACGACTCGATCATCGAAACAATCGATGATCTTATCGAACTCATCGCCTACAACGTCAGCGACGTTGTCAATCTGGCGTACCTAGCAGATCACCCGACATACTCAGGTGGTTTCGACCTCAAGCATGCCTTGATGGTCGACTACCCCGAGACTGTCTACCAGGCTGTCAACGGTTCCAAGTCGAAGCCGGATTGCAGGCCCGATCGCGTTCGGCGCGATCGCCTCACTCCTGACTCAACGTCAGCGAAGTTCGTTGCTCGCGTTCTGGCACCTTACGAGCGGCTGAAGGACATCAAGACGGTGTCGTTCATGTACCCGTCCAAGCAGCGTGCCCAGGAGCTAGGCATTGAACAGTTCGATGTTCTCGAACTCGCTAAGAACTTCTTCTACGAGAACGTCGACAATGCTCACGCTCGCGCTGCTTTCGATGAAGTCTACGAATACTACGCGAGCATTCGCGGTAAGAACTTCAATGGATCCAAGGCGTATGTCGAAGACTACGATCTTGATCCAGACTGCAACAACGTCGACAACGACGGTGTGATCAGCGCTTATCGACTCAACGAGATCCCGAAGCGCGCGACGAACGTCCCGTACTTCCGAACAGACGGGACACCAACATCGTGCTTCGCGACGTTCTCAACCGGTGGCATCCACGGCGCTGAAGCAAACATGGTCCTCTTCAAGGATCACAACGCTGAGGCGAATGCTCTACGAGATCTCATTGACGCGGTCATTGAGACTCTCCATGTTCGCAATCTGCCTGAACCAGAGCAAGCCATGGCCATCCGCAAGAGCATCCGCGTCACCCTGCCCGATGAACGGGTCATCCCGTGGCAGCAGGTCTTGATGAGTAAGTCGTCGCCCAAGCCAGAGCGAGGCGCATTTTTCAAGCCTGTGCGTAACAAAGAGCTATTCATCAAGCGTAGCGATGGATCAACCAAGCTTGATCCTAAGTACGCAATGACATCGGTGGCTAAAGCAGTCCACGAGGATTTCTCGTCGTACTACCCCTTGCTGCTCACCAACCTCTCCGCGTTCTACAACGAGGCGTTGGGCGAGGACCGCTACGGCAAGCTCTACCTGGATAAAGAGAGGTTCGGCAAGCTGATGAAGGATCCCTCCATCACTGCTGACGAGCGAGACATGTTCGCCTCCAAGCGAAGCGGTGTCAAGCTGCTGCTCAACAGCGCTTCCGGCGCAGGTGACACCGAATACGAGGGTTCCCCCATCCGCATGAACAACATGATCATCTCTATGCGATTGATCGGCCAGTTGTTCTCCTGGATGATCGGACAAGCTCAGACTCTTGAGGGCGCTCGCATCATCTCGACAAACACCGATGGTCTGTACTCGGCAGACATCGACCTGGAGACAAACAACAGGGTGCTCGATGAGCAGTCTGAGCGCATCCATGTCTTGATCGAGCCCGAAGAGCTGTTCCTTGTGTCCAAGGACTCGAACAACCGCATTGAGCTGGCCGTACCACCTGCATACGAAGACGGTACCGCTAAGCCCCAGGATGCAAAGATTCTCAGCGCATCAGGCTCGTCTCTGGCATGTTGGCGCAAGCCATCGCCCACGAACTCGTTGGCTCACCCTGCTGCTCTCGATCGAGCAATGGCTGTGTACCTACGAGCAATCGCGGTGTCGGACCCTGAGCTGATCAACAAGCCAGTTGACCCAGATACTGCGCGAGACATCATGACGGCGATCGCGCATCAGGAAGACAGCGTGGAAGCGTTGCTGCTATTCCAAAACGTGATCGCAGCCTCCCCTGGTATGCTCACGTTCCACTACGCGGCTGATCCTATCCCTGTGGATCAGGAGGATTCTCCTGAGCTGGCAGCTCGCAACCCGCGAGCGCTCCAGCACTACAACAGGGTATTCGTCGTCAAGCCGGGCACCGAAGGCGCAGTCTCTTTGCGCGCAGCAGGTGCATGGAAAGTCAACGCCACAGTGGCCCAGTCGCGCAAGAAGCGCGGCGACGCTCCTGTGGTGCGCACTGATGCAACCGCTAACGCGATCATGATCGCTAACGGCTATGCGCCAGATGCGATGACTGCGCATCAGTACAGCATCCAGCAGGCTCCGGTCGATCAGGATATTTCTATTCGTAAGATCACAGGTATTGAGCCCACGTGGCACATGATGGTGCTCAACGAGGATCTCATGTGTCTGAGCGAGGATCAGCGCCGCGCTCTCATCGAGCAACTGGATCTGGATACATATGTCCAGATGTTCTGTGATTCGTATGCATCTAATTGGATGAATACAATCCCAGAGCAAGAGCCGGAACAAGAGTAAAACAACAGAAGGGAGTACAACTATGCCCAAGCAGGTACGTGTCCGAGGCCATACCCTCATCGCTGAGGGGAAGCCGTTCACCAAGTGGGGTGATCGAATCTTCCCCGAAGTGGGACCGGATGACCAGACCAACGTCAAGGGTCGTGCCAAGTGTTCATGCGGGATCATGTCCGACCCCCTCACGTCAGACAGAGCCCGTATCCGATGGCACGCTGCCCACAAGCAGGAGGTCATTGCTAATGGGTCGCCCTGAACACTACGTTGAGGGCTACCTTGTCGACGAGTGTCGACGCCGGGGATGGTGGACTGCGAAGTTCACCTCCCCCGGTATGCGAGGTGTTCCCGACCAGATCGTGGTGACACCCGCTCGAACCATCTTCGTTGAAACGAAGAGCGACATTGGCTCCCTAAGGCGTCAACAGATACGTGTCATCACGCATATGCGTCGCAGTGGCGCACGCGTATACACGGCTCATACGCGACAAGACGTTGACGCCATTATTCAAGAACTACACATGCTCAATGAACAATCAATCAACAACAATAAATAGTAAGGACATTCTTATGACAGATACCCATATCACACAGACCAAACACGATGCCATCATGGACCATGATGTCATTGTTTTCAGTAAAGATCGATGCCCTCAATGCGATCAGACAAAGCATGTAATGCGCAAGAATGGTATTGATTTCCATGAAGTAGATCTTCAAGATGAGAGTATCAGGCTAACTGACCAAGAATACGAAACTCCCTACGAATTTGTCACTCAAGTGCTTAAAGCAAAAGGTACCCCAGTCGTAATCGTTAAGAATCATCGTTTGGACCAAGCTATTAAGGCGTCGGTTTACGGCGAATTTACGTTCTGGTTCGGTTTCCGGTCAGACTTCATCAAGGCGATCACTCCCGATAACCAGGACTAATAAACAACAAAGAGAATACAGAGAGAGGTGGATGCCATGGTCTACTACGAACCGCGTGTCACGCAAGCTGACAAGGACCATATAACACACAGGCTATCCAAATACGTCATGGACATCCGCCATGATCACGAACTATACAGGCACTTGCATTGCTATTGGCCCGATGACCCCATCGGGCCTAACAACTGCTCGTTCGATGTCATCACTGCGCCAGGATCCATCACCATTTATGGCGATTGGATGCACGCATTCACACTTCGTCGCTACGGTGACCAGGATATGTTGCGTGACTTCTGCAATACCAAGGAACTCGCCATTAACTATTGGGCTGAAAAGCTTGATGTAAGTGTGGAAACAAGGGATGCGGCTGTTATGGCTATCGACACCGATGATTTCTTCGAAGATATTGGAGCGACACTCACAGAGTGGCTTGCCGAAGAAGGAATCCCACAAGATGACTACACCGTAGATTTTATCTTGGACCGTATCAATGACAATATTTCATTTGATGACGCAAGACATCCTTTTGAACAGCTACTCAATTGCTCTATTGAGATTGCACCTGGCATGGATGTCAAAAACGGAAGCGACATCTTCGATTCAGCATATGTTCCAGGCGAGCATTGCACACTTGAATGGATCAGAACGTGCATGGCTCTTCAATGGGCAGCTCGCACTTATGCTGATTATCAATCTTACAAGAAACAAGAGTTCACAAGGCGATACCTAGCAACGCAAAAGCATATGACCTTATGTGAACATCCACCATTGGTCAAGCCTCCGGTAGTGGGCATCTGACGCACAACACAGACAGAAAGGAGGGCCTCATATGGGATTCCCAATCTTGATGGACCAGCAAGCTGCTGCTTCGCAGTTCATCCAAACGAGACCTTACGCAGGAGTCTTCTTGGATATGTCGGGTGGCAAGTCACTGGCAACGCTTCATGCGCTCTCCAAGATCCAGCCCGCAGGACATGTCTTGATCATTGCGCCGATCAAGATCGCCAGGCTCTCGTGGATCTCTGAGATCGAAAAATGGGGCGTCAACGTTCGTGCTCGATCGTTGATCGTCGACGAAAAGGATCGCAAGCTCTCCCGCGAACAACGACTTAGTCGTTACGCTGAGCTTCTTGATCCTTCGACACCCCCAACGCTCTGGTTCATCAACCAAGAGCTCATCTACGATCTCGTCACATGGCTACCACCCCTTGACCCGCGTGATCGTAAGAAGATACCAACACCAAGGTGGCCCTTCCCAACCGTCATCATTGACGAATCCCAGGGATTCAAATCCGCATCCTCTCAGCGATTCAAGGCTGTACGTGCTGCCCGTGGTCAGATCTCTCGCATGATCCTTCTGTCAGGTACTCCTGCTCCGAACAGTTTGGAGGATCTCTGGTCACAGGTCTATCTGCTCGACATGGGCCAGGCTCTTGGACCAACCATGACCCAGTACCGTATGACGTACTTCGAATCGAAAGTCCGTCTCGCCAACGGTACACAGGTCAACTGGCAACCTCGCCCTGGTGCAAAAGAAGCGATTTACCAGCGCATCGATCATCTGGTGATGAGCGCTCCAACGGTTGCTCGCAAACCGATCCCAACTATGACGTTCCACAACATCATGGTCGACATGAGCAACAACTCGCGTCAGGCGTATCGAACCTTGGCCAACACCTTGGTCCTCGACATCGCCCAATCAGCAGGCATCGATCCGCAGGCTGACCGTACGCTGAGCTCTGTGTCTGCAACCAACAAAGCCGTGCTACGCACCAAGCTTGTGCAGCTTGCTTCGGGAACCATCTATCTCGATGACACCGAGGACGTAGAAACCGAAGAAGAGCTCCAACAGTTCGGCGTACGCATAGATGTCTCGATGCTCCCTACCGCGTCGCAGTCTCTGACTGCGCCCAACGGGAGGCAGTATGCGATCGTACACAACGCCAAGGTGACAGCTCTGTTGCATCTTCTTCGGCAGCAAGATAGTCCTGTCCTCATCGCGTATTACTTCACATGCGATCGTGACATCATCACGAACTACCTCATGTTCCACGGCTATGACGTGCGTGTCTTTGACGGCACCCGTGATATGTACGAAGCGTGGAATCGCGGCGAGATTCAGGTCATGCTCATCCACCCGGCATCTGCCGGGCACGGACTCAACCTGCAAGACGGTGGACACACCCTCGTGTGGTACACACTTCCCGCTTCGCTAGAGCACTACATGCAGACGAACAAACGCCTGCATCGCGTGGGTCAGCAGCACCCTGTGAACGTCTATCAGATCCTCACACGAGGCACGATCGATGAGAAGCTGCCCGCTGCCCTAGAGAAGAAAGAGCACTTGCAGCAATCGCTCATCGATGCTGTCGAGAAGACCGTCGAAGACATCATGACGTGATGGCATAACGCCATCGCATTCGCGCAACGGCCTGGATAACCACTCAGGTAAATCTGGGCCGTTGCGTCCCCATATCAACGAGAAAGAGGTGATCATCATGAGCCAACCTCAACCCAGACAACCTTTAGCTGTCAGAGTTCGCCCGACATCGATCGATGACGTTATCGGCCAGGACGCTGCATTAGGCGAAGGATCCATCGTTCGCCACATGCTCGATGCATCTGCACCGCCTGTCAGCGTCATCATGTACGCCCCTCCCGCGAGTGGAAAGACAACGATCGCGCGCATCATGGCTGCGACAGCCGGGATTCATTTTGTTGAATTATCAGCAACCTCGGCCAAGGTGTCCGATGTTCGGAAAGTTCTCACCGACGCGCAGCAACATCTGGACACAGATGGCACACCAACGATCGTCTTCATCGACGAGATCCATCGGTTCTCCAAGTCGCAACAAGATGTACTGCTCCCTGGTGTCGAACACGGCGTTATCAGGCTTGTCGGTGCAACGACAGAGAACCCTAGCTTCTCTGTCAACAGCGCACTTCTATCCAGGTGCGTTGTCGTTACACTGTCGACGCTCACCGATGACGACATCTACGAGATCCTCCAGCGGGCCATTCATCATCCAAATGGACTGAACCACGATCCACAGGACACACACATCCCCGATGACGTTTGTCGCACCATTGCGATGAATGCATCAGGTGATGCTCGGCAAGCGCTCACGCTCTTGGAGACCCTTGATGCCGTGCGTGGTGATCAGCCAGCAACGCTCGACATGCTGACATCTCTTGTGCCGCACGCTATCCAGCGTTACGACCGCGATGGCGATCAGCACTACAACATCGTGTCTGCTTTCATCAAGTCCATGAGGGGTTCCGATCCCGATGCAACACTGTACTGGTTGGCCAGACTCATTGAAGGAGGCGAAGACCCCAGATTCATCGCCAGACGAATCGTCATTCACGCAGCCGAGGACGTGGGCCTCGCAGACCCATCTGTACTACCCTTGGCCGTCGCTGCACAGCAGTGCGTCGCACTCATCGGACTACCAGAAGCTCGCATCCCGCTGGCTGAGGCAGCACTTGCAATCGCCACTGCGCCTAAGTCGAACGCTACCTACCAAGCGATCGATCGAGCGATCGAGCTGGTGAGAGCTACAGGCTCATTGCCTGTGCCAAAGCATCTGGCCGACGCGCACTACCAAGACGCTGGGAAGCTATACGGCAACGGTGTGGGATACAAGTATCCCCATGACTATCCGCATCATGTCGTGGCTCAGACGTATCTCCCCGATGATCTCATTGGTCAGCCAGACGCTGCGATCTTCCGTCTCGACGGTGATGGCATCGGCCACGAAACGGTCATTGCTCGTCGACTGCAAGCAATCGACAGTTTCACCCAACTCGATACCCATCCAAGTGCATAAAAACTAACACCCAGCCATTTAGCTGGGTGTTGGTGGGTGCATCGAGTTACCAGATCATTGAGACGACGGGATCACCAGAGCCGAGTCCTTGTAGATGCGATTGACATCGACAAGACTGTTAGCTTGGGCAATCTTGTCGACACTCACGCCGGTCGCCGCCGAGATACTAGACAACGTATCCCCAGGCTGCACGATGTAAACGCTGACATCCCTGCCATCGTTGACATTGCTACCATCGACAGGCTGAACCGCCGGGGGAACCGGATCTTTCTCATCCCCTGGCGTTTCAGACGGATTCTGAGTGTCCACCGGTTTCACCAGTGGTACACCCGATTGTTGATTCTCGGAGACGCTACCGCGTCCCGAGGGTGATTGAGAAGAAACTTGATGGTCAGATTGAGCAAGTGTTGCTGGTCGGTTGTAACCAACGTGGGACCACGCAGCCAGCAAAGCAGCCAAGATCACCATGGCGACAACGCCCAATGCGACGAATACCGCATTGGGGTTCTTCACTGAAGAAACACTCTTCTTATCCTCTCCCATGACACCCTCCTTTCTGATGTTACGTGTACGTGAGATTCTCTCACAAACAATCATACACGCATACGCCAGGAAAGGATGGATTATACTGGTGTAGCAGGATAATCCAATCCGCATACATAACACGAAGGAGACCAAAACATGGCTACTCACCAAATTACCGCATCGCAGATCCGCCCTGGTTCTACGATCATCCTCCGAGGCAAGATCGAATACGCCCGTGTGCGCAGTCTCATGGGCCCTGAAGACATCGACAAGCTCAACGAGACCCGTCGTGCTAATCGCAAGCCCGGTGCACCGTTCTACCCGCTGGACCGCAACAAGCCGCTCACGCGGCTCTCGCTATCCAACGTTGAAGTCGTCTTCAAGAGTCCCGATGGCAAGCCTGATCTGGAAGAGTACTACGTCTATGAGCGTTTGTTCCAAACTCCCGATAAGCCCGAACTAGGCAATCGTTGGAGCATTGACAACAAGGGGAACCGCTTGCCGGTTCTTCTCAAGGTTGTCGACGGCAAGGCTGTGCAGATTACAGACAATGAGATCCCTGCGTCGACCATGTCGATGCCAACGGAGCCAGCACGAGATCAGCTCGTCACCGTTGTTCTCAACGTCTACTCGTCCGGTATGAACGCCAACAACGGCATCGGCCTTCAGACCATCATCTTCAATGGTGAGCCCGAGTGGTTCTCCGGTGGCAATTCTGCTGTCAGTAACAACGCACTCGCGGCTCTCGGCATCACGCTGAGCGGCCCGATCGTCGCTCAGGAAGGCGTTGTCATGAACGAGCCTGCTCAGCAGGTTGCCGCGCCCGTCGCCGCTCCTGTGGCTCCAGCTGTTGTTCAGCCTGTCGCACCGGTTCAGGCACCTGTCGCCCCTGCGGTTCCGGTGGTTCAGCAGGCTGCGCCTCAGAACACGGTGGTCGACGCAACTTCGGGGCTGGCAATGCCTGCCCCGGTGACCCAGGCTGTTGCGCCCGTTGCCGCTCCTGCTATTCCTGCTGTTGCTCCGGCTACGCCTAACCCGCAGGCCGCACAGCTTCTCAACGCTGTCGCGCAGCAGCAGGCTCCCGTTCAGGCCGATCCCGCGTCTGCCTTCGGCGTGACCCCTGAGGCCCAGCCTCAGCCGGTTGCTCCTGAGGCGTCTGTCGATAGCCCCTGGGCTATCTGACCAGTGACACATGATTGAGACGGATGCTGCTCCCACACTGCACCACGCAGTAATAGCAGCATCCGTCTCATCGTTCCTCCCGTCTCTCATCAACACCCCATGTCGACACGAAAGGGCTCTACTCATGACCGTGTCTTCAGACACATTCAACCCCCGTACTGCATTTCCCTCGTTCTATGACAACGAGATCATTACGCACGTACTTGGCCCTCGTGCCATCTGGACGGTATCGGATCCGACATCCAAGATGCCGATCGACATGCGCCACTTGCTCAATGGCTGCTCTGGATGCACACACCCAGGCCCCGTGCGTGGCGCATGGGCACGCGATGACCGCGTGCTCGTCACTCTCGATGAGCTAACCGCAGGGCTCCCCACCGCCGCCAACTGTGCCATGTTCGTCGACGCGCCCTCTCAGGGATGCGTCGTTCTCGACATCGAGAAGACGTGCCCCGACGACGTACGAGACAGCCTCCTTGCGATCGGCGCTCTGTACGCCGAGACTTCTTTGTCCGGCAAGGGCTATCACTTGCTTCTCCCCTTGCCTGCATCCTTCAATGAGCTGACTGTGGCAGCGAGCAAGGCAGTTCTCAAAGGCCCTCACGGATGGTGGGAAATCTTGCAGTCTAACCACTTCGTCACATACACGCGCAACCCCACCCCGATGCCTGTATCAACAACTGTCGATCAGGATCTCTGGGACCAAGTGTGGCGATCCGTCGCAGAGGATGCGAACAACGCACCAGTCGTCACATACGATAGTATCAACACCGATAAGCGACCAGAACACGATTGGTATGAACCGGTTCTCCGTACTCTCATTGCTCGTTCGCGCTTCTTCGGTCGTACCCTCGACAACTTCGAGCATGATCATTCTCGTTACGAATGGGCATACGCGCAGTATGTTTACAACAACTTGCTTCAATTGCGTGTAAGTCCACAGACGATCAGCTTGCCATCAGGTGAAAACATCCCCATGAACACCATCGTCGTCGACGAAACGACTGCTTCGTGGTTGATCTACGAGACACTCGATCATTACTTGGAGCACCGTGCTAAGCATGACGAAACACGTAGCGGTATGCCGCTGTTGCGCAATCTTGCGACACGCGTCGTTGTAGCGCGAGAAACGACTGAATAATCCCAGCTAAACCCACGAAAAGAGGTACAACATGTTGCTCTCCGAACGGAAGGACAAGCGATACATCATTGTCATTGATCAATACGATGACAATCTTGGTAGGTACATTCCGAAGAGTCACACTGTTGAAGCGCCGACGTTGGTCGAAGCCATCATCCACTGTGACTATTTCCGTCACGCCAGCACAGCGACCCACCCATCGCACCTGCTGTCTGTGCGCGAGGCCAAGGTGTACCCCCAGAGCTTCATGGATGCCGATCAGCACAATATGATCAACGTGCTCAAAGAACTTGCCCACAATCATCCCGACCTCGTAAACGGCATCGATGAATTCGCTGAGAAGTTCCAGTCTTATATGGACACTCTCAATCTCAAAGATTGCATCCGAGATACCATCGATCTTCTTAACGCCATTCCCGGAATCGATGACATCGACTGTTCGCTGTCCGATGATTGCGACTACGTGATGATCGAGCATTACTCCAGGTCTCTTGGTAATATCTACCTGTCTAATGGAACAGATACGCGGCACTTGACCTACGACCGAAACGCCAAAGGTCTTGACGGACTAGCTGCACTCATCTGTGGTATTCGTGACATGTTGCGTCCTATCGCTTAAATCTCCACAAAGAAAAGGATCCCCATAAATGACCGAGCCCAACGACAAAGAAATGCATCGTTACAACAACATTGTCACTGTCATCACTGACGACATTGATCATGCTGAACAAGTATTGAGCGAACGACTCAGTTATGACGAAGACTACGGTTTTTGGTACCAAATCGATTACGATGCGTATGATCTTCAGCCTGAAGAAGACACCCGAGGCATCATCATTGACGCCTCGGTTATCCGTGAAAAGTTCAAGACTCTCATCAATACACTCAGCGATAGCGATCCTGATAACGATCGCATTTTCGATGCATATGAACGCATCAAGGGTGTGAACGACAGCGGTAAACTCAATGCCCTCATCTCATCGACTGATGACAAACGAGTATGGGAGCTCTTCAACGAAATGTGCGACAGGATTGTCGACTGTGTCATCGAAGCAGCCACCAATACAGATAACGCAGACAGCGCAGACTGAAAACAGCAGGCTCTGGTACTACACCCAGAGCCTGCTGCGCATCACCACGTGCACCACGTTGCGATAACACCGCCAGCAACAAAGAGCGCAACATACACATGCTCCAACCACGGAACACCGGCGTGATACCTCAAGTGATTACCAACAACACTTCGCTGGCGAGTCGACACAACTATTCGCGTGTCACCCTTCTCGATCACATCCCATGTAGACGGCATGAGCGGGTAGTACCACACCCATCCAGCCATGCTCATAGCATCAAGCAGGACATGGGTCACCATACCTGCGAGCAGCCACACGAGAACCGGTGCCACCGTTACCGTAAGAGCTCCCACTCCGAGCAGTACCCATAGCGTGTGCGTCCAGCCTCTGTGGGCAATAGGTGATGTAGCTGGTTCACTTGCACTCTGACGACGCCATATTGTCCCCCATGGCATGAAACGCCCCATCAACGAATGCGGCAGATCAGCATCAGCCAGCAACGTACCGACAATAAACAACGGCATACCAATTGCGACGCTGATGTACCAATACTCATCATCACTGATGAACAGATGATGAATCCACGTACTCCATGAGGCGATGGATCCACCCAGTGCGTCTAGGCCATCCGACACCCACGATTTAACAGAGTCGATAACCCCGTAGCTATCCTCTATTGCCTCTGTGTCCATCAACGGTATCACCTGGGAATGATCGGCACTTTCGCCCATCAAGATGGCAGCGCGCCCGATACCAAGCATCGCCAACCCGGCAACAATATGATGCGAACCCCGCATAACTCTCTCACCTCTCCTATATATGTTCGACAGTATGTGTTCATTCTACTAGAACACCAAGGTTTTCGGGAGAGTTATGGACGGTCGTACAAAGTACGACCCGAGACAAGAAATAGAGAGTCAGACCGCCTCACGGCGCGGTCTGACTCCAGTCTGACTTATTCAACCAATTTTATTCAGGAGGAAATCAATGCTCTTTAACGAGATGCTTGTGAACACCACAATCAAGCTGTTGGACGCTAACCGCGTCCCAGCCCTCATGGGCGAGCCGGGCATCGGCAAGTCCTCGTTCGTCGAGAACGTGGCCCGACGCACCAACACCCGGTGCTTTACCTTGCCCTGCAACCTGTTGGCCGACAAGGCTGATTTGACGGGCGCACGCCTTGTTCTGGACGAAAAGACGGGAGTGTGGTCACAGAAGTTCTTCCCGCACTCTGTGATCTCCCAGGCAATCGAATACGCCAAGGGCAATCCAAATGAGCAGCCGATCCTCTTTCTTGACGAGATCAACCGAACCACGTCTGACGTGACTTCGGGTACATTGACTCTCGTCACGCTGCGTCGCATCGGTGACGAAGACTTGCCCAAGAACCTGCGCATCATTGTCGCAGGTAACGACAAGGGTAACGTCACTGCTCTGGATGACGCATCGGTTTCCCGATTTGCCATTATCAATGTCGCGCCTGATGCGTCGACGCTTATCGAGGTTCTCGACAAGAACCTTCACCCGTGGGTGAAGACTGTGCTCGAAAAGCACCCTGAGACGGTGTTTGTCAAGAACACCAACGAACAGGCCGTCGCAGATGGTCAAGACGACGATGATGACGACAACGCCACGGTGTCCGTGTTCGACCTTTTCGACGGCACCGAAGAGATTCGACCGTTCGCCACCCCACGTACGATCGACGGTGTCTCTCAGTACCTGGGCGTCCTGTCGTTCGAAGAGGTTGCCAGTCTCATGGCTACTCCGTCGACGACCCGAGACGGTCGACATGTCTCCTATCTCCAGGAGGTCATCGAAGGTATGACCGGCAACACCTCGTTCACCACCTTGCTGATGGGCGTCATCAGCGATGAGCTCAGCAAGGGTAGCACTGGTAACAACAACGCTCAGCGCGTTGTCAAGCCTCGCATCTACAGCGAGCTCAAGAAGGCCGCGACGACCAGCGTTAATGCCGTCAACCAGGTCGTTGCAACCATGACCGACAACGATGCATCCGGTTGCCTCGTATTCGCTATGTACGAGCGCGAGGACAACTATGTGATCATCCAGGCGTTGAATGCGCGACTTGACAAGCTCGAACAGAGCCACATTAACGATCTCATTGTCTTGTGGTCGAGTGGCGCACTCTATAAGAAGAACTGCGAAACGCTCATGCATCTCAGCGACGGCGTCGCACTCAAGATCAACACAGTCATCGCAGCCATGGGCATCGACTGAGTTCATCACATCGTGTCCGGCGTAGCACTTTATTCTCCTTCGGCTACGCCGGACACGATCGCATATAACGCGTTTATTCCTCTCCTCCGTTTTCAAGAAAGGGGCACCGATGGCTTCTCCATCCATTACCCTCACCGGGCAAAAGCCCAATCATATCGACCAGTATGTTTCTATCGCCCCTTTCACGGGTGATTGCGAACCCCTCGCCACGCTCGACACGATGATCACACAGACCATCTTCGAGCCACTTACCCCAGGCGGTACTGTCAATCTGGCGATCGACGGACGCGATGTTGACTCTGATGGAGTCAACGATCTGCTTCTGCGTGCTGTTGGCGAAGTTCTCGATGCGGACGCACAAGCAACAATGCGTGCAATCTTCGAACAATCCCTTGTTCGATGGATCCCATCGGCATCATCGCCCGTCGACGAAGCGTTCATCACTCAGGCAGCAGCGCGTTGTAAGCTGCCTGATCCGAAAAAGGCTCTATACACCACGCAGAGCGACGTGATGCCTACGGCCAAGGATGTTCTTGCTGGCAATGCCGGTACGGACCTCCTGTTAGTGTCTCTGGGCTGGACTTTCCACCCACACACTGTCGGCTTCTGGTTCCGTACGGACGCGGAATTCGACAGCTTCAAGACGTGGCTACGCGGCGAACTCGCCAACATCGCATCGAACATTACTCCGGCTGACAACCAGATGTTCCAGCAGTTCGACAAGATCGACCTGAACGGACTTACTGAGTCTCTGATTCTGCGAGCAAACGATTCGCAGGCTCTCGATGAGTACTCATTCGCACGTGTGCTCATGTGGGCTCTCAGCACGTGGACCCACATGCAGCAGACGGGCCAAGCTGGACAAGCAAGCGCGCCCGAGACGTGCGGCATGCTGCCCTTTAGCATCGCTGAGTTGGCACTGCCTCGTACATTGGTCCTTGTCAACGTCGAGGCTCATGCGAGGGCGTCGATGCGAAAAATTAACGCTGAGTGGGATCTCATCATGAAGTCCCTGCACAACCAGGTCAAGCTCGTCACGCCGGGACAGCTCAGCAAGCTCACTGCGCTCGCTCGCGCCCAGCAAAAGGCATCCGCACAAGCTGCCAACAGCTTGTCCAACGCACAGCACCAGGCTGGCCGTAGCGGTCGTGTCGTGTTCCGCAAGCAACCCACCCGACCGGTTGACATCTACAAGTCGGTCATGCGTGTTCTCAAGCGCATGTCCAAGGTCAACCAGTCGCTCAATTCCATCAGGAATGTGAGCACGAACTTCGTGCGAGCGAATAGGCGTCAGCCGAACGATCCGAATAAGCCAGGTAAGGTTGTGTCCCGTAAGTACATGCCCGACATCCACATCTACCTGGATACCTCCGGGTCTATCTCCACAGAGAATTACGAGGATACGATCAAGATGCTCATCCAGTTCGCTAAGAAGATGGGCGTCGACTTGTACTTCACAAGCTTCTCGCACGTCATGTCAACGCCCGTACGTCTTCGCATCAAGGACCGTTCCATCACCCAGGTGTGGAAGCAGTTTGCTGCCGTGCCTAAGGTGAGCGGTGGTACGGACTATGAGCAGATCTACAAGCTCATCAATGAGAACCCTCCGTTCAAGCGTCGACTTAACCTGGTGATTACCGACTTCGAGTGGTGGCCTGGCTCGTACCACATCGACGTGCCTGAGAATCTGTACTATGTGCCGATCTCTGTCCCAGACAACGGGTACGAATCCTTGCGTCAAAGCGCGATGAGTTTCACCCATCACATGAAGACGATCGATCCCACCACGGGCTCTCGTATCCTCGGCATGACCAAGTGACATGCTCCCCTACTACACCCCTCTCTTCCCCCATTCCCTGGTGAAAGGGAGGGGTGTAGAGCAGCAAAAACCGCACACCGCATTCGTTCAACTATTCAATATCTGTTTATTCAAAAAGGAGGCACGCCTATGGGCCTGTCCAACTTCACACCCCATGACGACGACGCTCACAACCCAAACGGATCGGGCAATGGCTCTGGTGCGCCCAACATCGTCAGCGTCGGCCCGTCTGCGCCATCTCATAACCACACCATCACTGGTGGCTCTGGGATTGGTGACATGCTCATCAACTACAACGAGGAACACAAGAAGTCCTCTCCGGCGCTCTTCCGTGACGAGATCGTCACGCAGACGATGAGCATCATCTCATCGTCGCGTAAGCCGAACGCGCTTCTTGTTGGTCCAGCAGGTGTTGGCAAGACCGCGATCGTCGAAGAGATCGCACGGCGCATCGCTAACCAGGAGGCATCCGTGCCTCCGCAGCTGAGTAACACCACCATCTATGAGCTGCCGATCGCCACGCTTGTCGCTGGCGCTGGCATCGTCGGTGAGCTAGAAAACCGCATCACCGACATTATCAAGTTCGCCCAGGATCCAGATAATGACGCACTGCTCTTCATTGATGAGATCCACATCATCGCTGATGACAGCAATCCCACCTACAGCAAGATTGCACAAATCCTCAAGCCTGCACTGGCCCGAGGATACCTGCGTGTCATCGCAGCAACAACGATGGGTGAGGCAAAGCGTCTTGACGATGATCCGGCATTCAAGCGTCGCTTCTCGTCTGTCATCGTCGATGAGCTTAACCGAGAGCAGACTCGCTCGATTCTCGATGTCGTTCTGCCCGGCATGCTCACCCACTACCAGAACAAGGTCAGTGTGGCATCTGATGTCCTCGATGACATCGTTGCTACTGCTGATCGACTGATGAGCACCGGGCATCGTCCTGATACGGCCATCACACTGCTCGATCGAGCTCTCAGCCACAGCGTAATCAGTCATCACGCTGCGATTCAGGAAGCACTTGCTTCTGGCAACGCATCGTATGCACAGATGCTTCAGCAGATCACCCAGATCCCGCTGACCTCCAAGCGTCTCAACACGATCGCCATGCTGCTCGTGACCGGTCAGTCCCAGCCACCGCAGCTTGATGTCGAGACTCTGGAGAATGAACTCTCCAGGTTGAAGGGTCAGGAAGACGTGCTTCCTCGTCTCGTCGACGCACTACGTCGCCGCGAGCTGAACATCTTCCCCCAAACGCGACCAACATCGTGGCTTTTCGCCGGAGCATCCGGCGTCGGCAAGTCCGAGACTGCCAAGATCATCTCCCAGATGGTCACGGGACAGGAACCCATTTTGCTCAACATGGCAGAGTTCCACGATGCGCACACAATCAACCGGATCATTGGTTCTCCCTCTGGCTACGTTGGATCTGAGAGTGCGCGAGAACGACCGTTCGACACGTTGGCATCGAACCCCTATCGAGTCATCGTTTTGGATGAGTTCGAGAAGGCGCACATGTCGGTTCAGCGACTGTTCCTCTCTGCGCTCGATACCGGCGAAATCCAGATGGCCAACGGCCCCGCCGTAGACATGTCTCGTTGCATTGTCATCGCAACGACCAATGCTGGCAGGCAGAAGCTCTCTGGATCCCAGATGGGGTTCGGTAACCATACGCAGAGTATCTCCAAGCAGTCTCTCACCAATGAGCTCCAGAATAGCTTTGATGCAGAGCTACTTGGCAGGTTCGATGATCTCATCGCATTCATGCCGCTAGGAACCAGCGAATACGCAGAGATTCTGCGTGATGAATACGATCGTCAAGTTGCGCGGATCTGCGCTGAGAATCCAGGTATGAGCTTCGACCCCATCGACGATGACACCATCGATCGATTGGTCAAGGAAACGTACCTGAAAGATCAAGGTGCACGCCCTGCTGTTCGTGCTATTCGCGGTTTCATCGAGGACTCTCTACTCTCCGCTGCGAGCAACTAACCAGCAACGGTTCGCCTACGTAACAACCGGGCATATATCCCACTTCGTTGCGTAGGCGAACCACACCCACATACCCCATCACTGACACATAAGGAGCTATACACATGCGCTACACGTGCACGCATACCGTTGAGGACATCATCACCGACACCAATGGAACTCACATCAAGGTCATCGCCACATACGGCATTAACGATGACCGCATCAGCGTTACTGGTGATGTGTACTACGAACGCCAGGACAACGATGGATTCTTTTTCGACAACGAGCCCGATGACTGCGGCATGGTCCATGACCGCATCCTTCAGGCGTTCCCATGGCTTCGCCCGCTTATCGATCTCCATCTTGCTGATGCACGAACCGGTGCACCCCTGTATGCACTCGACAATGGCTGGTATTGGCTGCGAGGACATGGGTTGGATCCTAACAACATCGCAATCAGCGATGACAGTCGACGCCGCGCTGCGCAGTATCTCCGCACGACACCTTGCATGCTTGCGGGCATCGAGACGAAGGAAGACCTCGCACGTCTCATTGAGACAACCCTTGCCCCGACATGGGAAAAGCAGGTCGACAGCGCTCTCGCACTCTACGGTCTGCCTTTCTACGAGCCCAAGCTCAGCAAAAACCTTGACTCGGTACACATCGTCTACACAGACGATAAGGGCTGTCTCTACGACCAGCCGCTAAGCGATCTGCCTGATGTGGGGATGCTCATCGATCCTTACAGTGGCGATGATATGGCGATCGTCGGCTACAGGCTTATGTGATCACCAACCCCACAACACCGTTCCGCTTCTATGATTGGTCAGCCTGTTGGTCGCACTGACGGGCCGACCAACAGAACACACATTTATTCAATTCTTCTTTATTCAAATAGAAAGGAGGGCTCATATGCCCATCCTCCTCGATAATATCGACGAAGCAGCCAAGTTCAGCACTGCTGTCGAAGCTACCAAGGCGCGCACCATTAAGGCCGTGACACCCAAGTACTTCTCGTCGCATCTGACCGGCCGTGGTAAGAAGCAGGGCTTGCTCAACAGCTCTGTCATCCCAGGCCGCTACCCCATGGGACTGGACCGCAACACCATGGGAACCACAGACCTTCGCTACAAGATGTCGCAGACACCCAACGCGGTCACCAGCCGTATCATCCCGACCGGCACCATCGTCAAGCGTGCCTACGAGCAGGGCTACGGTCGCATGACTGTACCTGTCCCCGATGACATGGACCAATTCGCCGTGCGTCTCACCGATGACACCGACACGTTTGACGTGTGGGCATCGTGCTCTGTGCAGGGCCTTGCTATGCGCGAGGACAACAGCGGCACGACCAAAGTGAAAGATCTCCAGATCTCGTACCGTACGATGATCTACGTTGTTCCGCCCAAGCAGACCGAAGACATCGATGATCTGGATAATCAGAAGCTCACTCTTCTCGTCAACGACCTTGCCACCATCGATCATGATGACCCCGACTTCACCGAGGTCTACGATGATGACATCGACTTGTTCGACGACGAGGCAACCGACGAGTTCATCCTCACTGAGGATGAGAGCTACCGCGAGCGCGCGACTCTGCTCAGCACGACGATCAGCACCTTCCCCAGCAAGTCTTCCAAGATGAGCGCTGCCAACCAGGCGTGGGCCATCGCTGACTGGAGCTACGCTCCTGCTGAAGACGCTGAGAATCTTCCGTGGGATAAGATCTTCCGTGCTACGAGTATCAGCCACTCGCGTAAGCGCGACTTCCTTGACACGTTGGCGACGTTCTACGCTGAGTACAGCGTCTACGACAACATCACGGACAGTGCGCAGTGCTGGAGCAGCGATGACATCGCTGATGACATCCACGATGTCATTGACGCTCTTGTGTCGAAGAAGCATTCCTACGACGATGAGCAGCTCGCCCAGATGGTCTACGAACTGCGCTACATGGAGCAGTACAACGTTCCGTTGTCGGCGTATCGCAAGATCTACGAGTCCATCAACGTGCTCTGTGACCCCCAGACCGCTTCGCTTCTGGTCAAGCAGAACATGAACCTGCTCATGAACGACACGCTCAGCGACCTCGGTAGCAAGCGCGATCAGCTGGAGCGTGCACCGGAGACCATCAAAACTATTCCTGTGCAGCGACAGCTCTCGCCTCAGCAGCTCGCTGCTGTGTGCTCGACCGAACCGCTCATCCTGACTCAGGCAGGCGCTGGTGCTGGTAAGAGCACAGTCATTCTGGCTCGTATCCAGCAGCTTGGCCTGTGTGGCGTGAACCCGGCTGACATCACCGTGCTGTCGTTCACGAACGCAGCCGCAGACAACATCGTCAAGAAGAATCCTAACGTTCGTTCCATGACGATCGCGCGAATGATTCACGATCTGTATATGAGCTACTTCCCCACCCACGAGCTGAGCTCTGTGGAGACGATCGCTAACTCCCTGGGCATCTACATGCCTAAGGATCCGTTCGCATTCCAGTTTGCTAACAAGCTACGCAATCTGGAGGGTCGTAACTCTGAGGGTGCGCACACCGCGCTGAACAACTTCATCGAGTCACACCTAGAGCAGACCGTTGACGCGCTCAACCTCATCAAGCAGACATCGCTAGAGCTTGAGATCATCCTGGCTTACCAGATGATCGACAAGATGCCGCTGCCTGCTGGGTTGAACATCCGTCACCTCATCATTGACGAGGTACAGGATAACTCGGTCTTCGAGTTCATCTACCTGCTCCGTCTGGTGAACAAGCTGGGCTGTTCGCTCTTTATTGTGGGTAAGCATTGCTCACGTTAAACCCTACTAATTGCGGGAAACTCATGTTTTCGCGACAACGACCGCGACTATTGGGAAACCAATAGTGCAGCAGATGAGATAACGCTCATCAGATGGTAATACCGTTGTCGTTAATGACAATCCGCAGCCAGCCACCCAAACGTCAAGTCGTGGGAGGAAGGTTCATCGACTATCGAAAGCACTGACATATTGTCGGCAATAAGCCATGAGTAATCCCATGGTGAAGCAAGTAGAGTAGCGACCGCATATGCATCATGTGGTACGCGAAATGATGGGCATGTTCAGACATCCGTGCTGAGCATGAAGATATAGTCAACCAACTCACGAAACGAGGGAATTGATGCCCCCTCACCAACAACCTTCACCCAACAATTCGTAGAGTTCTTCAATCGTGAGAAGAAGTAGGGATGCTTCGCAAACCCTCTACGAGTTCCGTTCGGCGAACCCGAAGGCTCTGAATGCTCTCGAAACATCCGGTGTCTTTACGCCGTACAAACTGGAGACTAACTATCGTTCCAATCAGGAGGTGCTTGACATGGCAAATGTTCACCTCCTGTCCGAGATCGAGGCAAACCAGCTTGCACAGATCCGTCTGCGAGCCAACTCGCTGACCCCTGTGACGGCAAACTCCTTCCAGGAGAAGGTGCGCGTGGTGCACGAGCACTACACGGCGGATCAAAGGTTCCTCACCGACCTACCGATGCTTCTCTCGAAGCACGTCAACTCCTACATCCAGGAATGCCTGAATCGCGGAGAACAGGTCGCGTTCTTGGCATTCACCCGCCGAGAGGCTTTCGCCATCCAGAAGCGCCTGGAAGAGCTCTTCCCCAGTCGCTCGGTCATTTCGATGATCTCCGATCGTCGTCGCGCGTCGACGTTCTTCTCGTCGTTCATCAAGCACCACTGGAGCGACATCGAAGCGGTTGATCCCGCGAATGCGTCGTTCGTGTTCACCAAAGAACTCGTGAGCCGTGGTCCGGGTGCCAACCCGAACGCTCAGGCAGCACTTGCCAAGATGGCTAGTGAATGGTGGACTGCGTCCGCTCTCACTATCCAGGGTTGGGTGTACGAATACCAGGCAGGCATCATCACCAAGGAGGTCTTCTTCGATCGTCTGAAGAAGTGCATCCTGGACCACGAGATCCGCCATAACTCGATTCGCGATGCGCTTATGCATCGCAACAACGAGGAACGCAAGATCCGTAACATGGAAACCAAGGCAGATCTGATCGTGTCGACGGTCCATGGCGTGAAAGGCCTTGAGTTCGACAACGTTGTTGTCGTCTACAAGGACCAGTCGGACATGACGGAAGAGAAGAAGCGACTGTATTACGTTGCGTTCACGCGCGCTAAGAACAGCCTCTTCGTCCTCTCGCACGGAACCACGCTGTCGGCTCGCATTGTCAGCGATTACAACCTCATCGTTGATTCGCTGACCAACCCTGCTTCTGGTGACGATGGTGACGACGATGGTGAGAACCATGCTGTCGACGCAATCGTCGTTGACGAGGATGATGTCCTTGATGCCATTGAGGATGCAATCCCCGACCAGAACGCAACTGCGCAGTCTGCGCAGGCTGTACCGTCTGTGCCGACTGTACCGTCTGTGCCGACTGTACTGTCTGTGCCGACTGTACTGTCTGTGCCGACTGTGCCCACCGACGCAGCTAATGTTGTCACCCCTGACATCATCGCTAGTGTCATCAACGGTCTGGGCTCTGAGGCTGACGCAACGACGAGCGACGAGTAACGCACCCACGCGAAGCTTTTCGCTCCACCACCCCATGGCCCCTGGAATTTCCCAGGGGCCATGGGGATGCTCTATCTACTACCCCCACTTCTCTCTCACTCTCGAAAGGAGCTCTCTCTATGGGAAACATCCGCCAAGGCGACGTTTGGTTCGTCGAAGCCGCACCTGTCCCTGGTGGCGGGACCGTCGGCAATGAAATCTGGTCCGGTCGACCTGCTGTTATCGTGAGCAACGATGGTATCAATGAACGATCTAATGTCGTCCAGGTCGTTTATCTCACGTCCCCGAACAAGCAGCGTCGCACTAACACCATCAACCCCACGGTTCACGTCAACAGCCGAGAATCAATTGCTGTGTGCAATCAGGTGGCAAACGTCGATAAATCCCGACTCACGAACCGCATCGGTCATGTGGAAAACCATGAACTGGAAACCATTCAGGACGGTATCGCTGCCGCTCTCGGCCTTAACTAAACCCCGATACACCACAACGAAAGACAGGCGACCATGACAGTCACAACAACAGTGAAAGGCTATTTTCACATCACTGCTGACTCACTAGATGTAGCTCAAACGTTTATCGACATCGTTAATGAGCTGCATCCTGAGAAATACGAGTGGTCGACAGAGATTGGACCCGGTATCACTTTATGGAGTCCCCGGCCCGACGACAAAACGTGCTACGGCATTCCCTTTCAGGCAAAAGGTCGCAACGACTATCGCAAGAACCTTATCGACATGCTTGATGTCATCGGTCGAAAACGAGCACGAAAAGAGATCCAGCGGCTTACAGACGAAGAGTTGACCATCGTTGTCTCATGGGAAGAATTCGCAACTGAAGAATCCTTTATCGCACGTGGACAAGCCATCATCGAGAAAAACAAGGGGATGGCACTCTACTCTGCGCTTTTAGACATCCTGTTCTACGACCGTAGGGATCTTAGTGTCGATCTGCTGAAGCAATGGGGTTTTTCGTCATGGAAGTACGCTGACTACACTCGTACCGGAATCACCAATTTCATGACAAGGTTCGAGGACAACGAGACGATCGTCGGTGAACTCTCTCAGTACGACATTGACGATATTGTGTACTTCGCAAAACCGCATGGACGGGGCTATCTCTATTACCTAGAGAATATGGACGAGGCGCATGCTATCGAATTTCGAGACAAGCTTCTCGATATAATGAGAAAGCATCCAACGACATCGATTGTGGAAGGCGCAGTCGACATCACCGCATCTAGTGAATCGGAAGTTCGTACACTGGTATCAATTTTCGCTACTTCGAATGACGATACAACACCCCGCACCAATGGCTATCGTATGAAATTCGATCGTCACAACATTGACATTGGCGAAATAGAACCTCAGATGTTTACCACATCTGTGAAGTTCCAAGGGGCGGCAGTTCATGGCCACCGGTATACGATTGATGATGTCGTCAAATATGCGACACACCGATTGTCACAACTACCCGCCGACACCAAAGAATCCATTCTCAACGGACCATCGTTCTGGCTATCGTTTAGATGGAAAGAACGCGACAGTAATCGAGAATTGTTGACGAATGGATGGGTCATGTGGGAAAAGCAACCTGATCAAACCAGCTTGCAGACGACATATGTCGAGGTCAATGGATCCATCCCCCAATAACCCCCCACATGAACAAAGCCCTGGGCACATCACGTGCTCAGGGCTTTGTTTTCACGATCGTACAGCTGACCAGTGATCAATGATCATCTGACTCGTTCGACTCGCTTGTCAACGATCGGTTCAGCGTCGACGACGCCGAAAACTTCAGCACGTCATAACCAGGCACCGCGCCTGTACCCGACTTGGTGAACTGCACGGTATGACCGGCCTTATGCAGTCGGTAGAAACGACCGAATCCCGTGAGCATGACCGATCGGCCAGAACGAGTCGTCGTGATGATCTCATCGACGATAGCCGCATACACAGCTCGCACTGTCGCTGCGTCAATACCCGTCCGCTTCGATACGGCCTGTATCAACTTCGTCTTCGTCATACGGGCATCATCATCCACCCTCACATTCTTCCCCACGTCCTTCTTCAAGACAGCCATGATCCAACCTCTCATCCTTTCCCTACACGTGGCGGCACGCAGACACTTTCTGATTATGTTCGTGTATCAGTCTAACATATCGGAACACACCGATGCCTAACCGACCGATACATAAATATATCCCCAGGGGATGAACCCCTGGGGATATATCAGCCCAGCCTCATGCCAGACTGTCAGCCACCGAATTCGTAGCCACCAGACGGTGCCTCCCGTCGAATCTATTCGAGTTCGAGATCGATGTTTCGAGACTGACTACGAGTCGTCGTAGTCGTCTCTTTCGCCATCGTGCCACGAGCCTCTTCGATGTACGCCGCACGCATCTGCGAAGTGATGCCAGCAGCAGCGATTTCGTAAGCAGCCATCGTTGCTTTCTTTGCCAGACCAGGCTTTTGCATCTGCTGACGCTCCAGCCTCATCTGGCGTTCCTTAGCCCATGCGTGACGATCCTCTTCGTTGACACCGAACAGACCACCGATCATGTCATCATCCTTTGGGAAACCCAACATTGGTCACTCCTTTCATAGAGATGGTTCGAAACCATCGTTGTCATTAGGTCGATCGTACCCGCCCATATCAAACCCGTCATCGACATCATTGAGTTCAAAATTCTCAGCCTTGAATGCCGACGTGTCATGAGCGTTGTACTCTTGGTTGTCACGTGCACGGTTATACGCACTGCGTCGACGACTAGCATCTTCTCTCATTCGCTCCGTGTGCGGATCCGCATGGGCATTGTCATGCCCTGGCGATTCACGTGCATCAGAGTAAAACTCCCCCCGTTGCCACCGGTTGTAGGTCTCTTCAGGCGTCGCTGCGAAGTCTCGCATCTCCGATCGCCACTGAGACCCGTACTGCTGCGCCCAATGACGTTCGATGTCCGGGTGAGCCTTCGCCACCATGTCCATGGCATGAACGAACGATGTCGCGTAGATGTCTCGCTGCTCATCTCGGTCAAAGCCATCGAATTCCATGGCATCAAGGCCGCGACGAGCTCGACGAATCTTCTCACCCATCGCTCCAGGAACGGCTTGCACATCCAGGTTCTTGTCTCGAACAAACCAGGCCGAACCATAGGCAAGCAGCGACTCATTGAGATCGGCAATATTGCCATTCATCGCTGCACGTTCCATCTCACGAGCCATGCACGTACTCAGAGACAACTCATGCTGCATCTCGTTGTACGGAGGACGAACAGTGAAAGAACCACCCACAATGGGCTCACCCATGCGCGTGGACCAGATACCGGTCCACGTTCGATGCGGTTCCCCGGTCTGAGCGTCCACCGTCTCCACCATGTCCATATCGACCTCGCCATGAGCGGTTTCAACGAACGCATTCGCCCAATGGGGCTCATAACGCATCTGTTGACCCATGAGCATACGACTGACGGTATTCACCTTTTCGGGATCCAAGCCGTCCTTGTGGACATCATCCCAGAAGCGCTCCATCAGGTGCGCATAGCCTTCCTGAACCTCAGCAGGATCCACACCCGGTTGGCGCATCTGGTTGAACATCGCTTCGCTCAGACCAAGATGCGTCAAAGCCGCACTCGCTTCATTGAACGGGATACGACCATTGCGCTCCTTGGCTTCAATGCGCTCCAGACGACGCTTCAGAGAGGGCGGCAATTCACCACCATGCTTCTCTTGATGTCGATCGGCCTTATCATGCAACTGTTTCGATTGACTGCGTCGACGCGCCTCAGCCATGTCTTCGACAGCCATACGAGCGTCTCGCACAAACGACTTCACCTGTTGACGGAAGTTGGGCGACAGCATCCACATAGTGACACCCATGCCAACAGATTCGGCCACAGCCGACATCGATACGCCATCTTTCAACGGCACCAGTGCACTGAGCACCATCATCGACGCATACGCCTTGTGCTTCCCCTGAAGATCGTTCATGCGAGAGGCAATGTCAGCCTTTCGCTTCATAGACTTCAGGTTCACCTGGCTGAGAGCATGAAGATACCCATCAGCGTGATAGCGCATATCGAGCCTCAGCTGCTGCGCCCAATCAAGCGCAGGCTTCGGTTCTGCTGCGTGAACAGGTTCAGGCTTCTTGTCGAAAATCTGCTCCTTGGTCACAACCATCGTCGCAGTTTCGTCTTGATTCTGTGATCTACCAACGTCACCCCCGTAACGAGGCGCTGGAAGTTGACGAGGTGGACGAGCCATCTTGTCCTCCTTTCTATTGCTTTCTATCTCCCTGCAAGCTTGTTACAGCTCGAAGCTATCATCAACGCTTGGGGTTTGCGCCTGGGGCTCAGGGATACCCATACGATGAGCAGTGGGTGGCACACGCGGCGTCGATCGACCCACGGTGACACCGCTGCCAGGAAGCGAAGCCTGGATCGAACCCGATCGCTGAGCCGGAACCTGATGCCCAGACTGTCCAGACGCAGGCGCAGACGCGAGAGGGCGACCCTTCTCATCACGGCCATATGAAGCCAGCCAATCCTTGGCGACATTACCCACCCGCACAGGACCACCCGTGCGAACCTGAGATCCCGGCGTCTTCGGAGGCTGAGGAATAGGAGGCACAGACGGTGCAGGCTGAGCTACCTGAGTAGACCGAGCAGACCGGGCAGTGCGCACAGGCGGCGGAACCGTCGTCACACGAGCACCCTGAGGCGGAGCGAATCGATCGAAGCTCGGAGACACCGAAACAGACGGAGCAGCAGGCGCAGAGCCACGCATCTCCTTCGCAGCCTCACGGTAATGAGCGCGTGCATCGTTCAGCTTACGCATCTGATCGTACGCATGCGTCAGAGAATCTCCGCCGAACTCGGTGATGTACTCCTTCTCCACATGCTTGATGGCTTCCATTGCCTCATCGTTGATGAGAACACCAGCCCATGATGCATCAGAGATGGCAGCGCGTAGTTCATCGCCACCGGATTCCACCATCTCCCTCACATCGCTTGCATCAATACCTGATGCCTGCTGAATTTGCATATTCTGCGCAAACAGCCGAGCTCCATCACGCAGAAGCGCATTCACATGTGTTTCCTTCTCAGGTGCATTCTTATTGACAACAGCCATCACCTTGTCAGCAAGGCTTCCCGTCCACTCATGCGGATCAAGACCATAATGCTCTTTGATTTCGCTATCGGTTGGCTCTTCGTACCATATCGTCGACATGCCCATCTTCCTTTCGTTTAGCTGTATTCGACTCGTATACCAGTATATCGCACTATTGCAACGATTACGACGCAGACCAACACATGACACACGGCAATACGAAGAAGCAGGCCCCACCCGAAGGCGAGACCTGCTTCTTCCTGGCTTCAGCGCACCGTCACACAGTGATCACAACTCGAAACCGTCGTCGACAGACACATCTGCCTCATTGTCCACCTGTGCCGTCAGACCGTAACGCTCAGCTGCACTGGTACCCGTATGCGAGCGCACCGGAACAGCCCACGATGTCGACTTACGTCGACCGATCCTCTCATCACGATCCACGCGAGCCACAGTGTCTTCCATGGCGATCACCGGTGCCTCGGCTTGCGTTTCCACATCAGCCTCCAACACCTCACGCACACGAGCTGGTGCAAACTTGGCGTTCCACTGACCCTCGAACAGGTTAGCGTGAGCCTCAGCCAACGCTTGCATCGTGGTGAAGTCACCACCGTATGCCAGACGATCCATCGGAGAAGCGAGCTGCTCAATGACCTTCTCGTCCTCCAAATTCAACATCGTTCCATTGCCATCGCTGAGCGCACCCGCAACCTTGGTGATGTTGTCGCTGTTCACAGCAACACCCAGACCATCATCGCCGTAGAACTGCGAGAACATGGCAACCCACTGATCCTTGGTCGCCTGAACCGGCTTACGATCGTCGTCCGTCACGGTGTTCCACACACCGTTAGCATCCTGTGCAATCATCTGACCACGCCACAAGCTTCGAGCCGGACCCATCAGCAACTCATACCGGTTACGAGCGTCCACCGGATCATGCTTGGCTTGCAGAATACTCTGCGTCACCGGGTACGTCAGCTCCAACACAGCCTTGAGCTCATCGTTACGAAGAGCTCGCACACCACGCTGGGAGAACGTACCGGCAACACCGGTACCAAACGACTTCACAGCAGTTGCGTACATGGTACCCAGTTGTTCCTCGCGCGTTACGCGAGTGGTCACCAGATCCACCTGGTTCTCCGGGTCATACCCGATGTATCGAGCATAATCCAGCATCTTCTTAGGCGAGCCTTTAGCTCCCGTCTCAATACACGCAGCCCCAACGGATGCCATGTGCTCCTGAACGGAGCCAAACGACAACACAGCCTCACCGTACTGATGCTGAAGCGCATCACGGTACATGTAGGACGCTGCATCCACGACATCACGACCCGCTTCCAGGAACTCTTCACGAGTAGCATCCCCTTCGATCAGATCGTAATAAGCATCGTTCGCACGCTGATGAACCTCATCCATCGCATCCGCATGACGAGAATCGTAGTGCTGCGACACCTTCACATCGAGTGCGTTGTGCATCGCAAGGGGGTAACGACCCTCGTCATCCATACTCTGACCCAGATCGATGAGGTTAGCCTCGACAGTCAGGCGTTCCAGCGCTTGCTCATGTGCCGGACCATCACCCAGCTTCACGACAGCAACAGAGTCACCGTCGAAATCGCCGTCGAAGCACTTGACCATGTTGGGATTGACACTCACACCGGTGAGACGATCGTCAAGGCTCACGCGCATGTAACGCACACCTGCATCACGAAGAACAGGGTCACGCCACACGAGCGCGTAATCACCATCACGCAGATGCAGTTTCTTCGCCAGCTCCGGGCCAACGCCGACCTGGTCGATGTCCAGGCGAGGATCACCCGTCCACACAGCAGTGGCCGAGTGCGGCAGACGCGAGGCCATGAGACCTTCCTTGAAGACATTGTGCTTACCGGTGAACCGGCGACGCATGATGTCTTGCGCGATACCGTCATACGCAGTCTGAGCGCGATGCATCGCCTCAGCCATCGTTCGACGAGCATCGGAAAGATCCTTGCCAGTTAGTTCACCAGACGCAGCGCGATCGGCAGCATGCTTGTAGCGAAGTGACCATTCACGGATCGCAAGGTAGCGATACGTGTAGTCATGGACCGTCGACGTACCGTCATCCAGATCCTGGCCCGATCGCAGATGCGAACTGAGCACCGGCACACGCCACGTAGTATCAGTCGCATGGGGCGTACGAGCGCCCGTTGGCATCGTCAGCGGGAACGGAATCTCCATGTCACCACCAGCGTCACCGATCAACGAAGCGAAATCGTTACGAACGCGACGCACGTCGAACGATCCACGTTCAGTGAGTGGAACATCGCCCATCTCGATGAGACGGCGCTGCCCACCAACAGCAAGATCATCATGACCGTCACGCAAGGTGCCATCAGGCTCGATGTCCAAACCGCACACCAGAGCCATTTCGCGCAGCTGTGCAAGAGCTTGTAGGTTGCCACCGTACATCTGCTCCAGCACCTTATCGCAGCCCTGGGACTGCAACGCCCACGCAAGCTGAGACGACGCCTTACGGCCCTGGCCAGCCCGAATCGCAGCTTCGTCATACGCAGCAGTCTTTGCATCAACCGTCATATGGGTACCGATGAACGACACCTTACCCATACCGGCCTCAACAACAGTGCCATTGGGCAAACGAAGAGGCGCAGTCTCCTGTATCGCCTCACGAGCAGAACCACCATTGAAACGGGACACAGCACTGAACGGTGCCATAACGACATCCAGACCCGGATTCTCCCGGAAGAGAGTCATCATGTCAGTCGATCCATGAAGCTCTTCGATCTCATCAGGGGACAGATCCGCGTCACGATCAACAATGAGCGAAATAACGCCCTTGTTGCCGTGCATGTCAGAAATCTTGTCGCCAACGATCAGATCGCGCATCTCACCGTTCGTTCCACGAACGCGGTACTGACGAGCGAAGTCAGCAGACACAACGATGGAATCCTCCATCGTCCAACCGCCTGCCGTCATGAACGCAGTACCCACCGGCTTCGTCACGGACGATGCGTTCATGAGATTAGAGGTCGTCATCTGCTGACGATCGAACGGGTCGTAGCTCATGAACTGAGCCTGCTCGGTCAGCATGAGAGGTGCACGATCATTCTTATCGGAACGCACGATCGAACCGTCAGGATTCACCTGAGCTCCCGACACGAGGTAACGGGTGACACCCTGGTTCACACCGCCCGATGTCATGATCGGATCGAAGTAACCATCGGCTTCTTCGCTGAGCAGAGACATGTTACGACCGCCGGTCAATACCCACGGATCCATGGTCGTGTCGTTGGCCGAATCGCCACCAATGCCCTGTTCACGAGCCCGAGATGCACGGAAGTCAGCGTCGATCGTCGACCCATCACGCAAAGCGTTCGGGTAACGCACACGACGCGCTTCGGTGGCAAGAATGGCATCAAGGATCTTGCGATCCATGCCTTCTTCGAGAGCGCGCTCGTAGTGATCCGCGCGGTGGCGCGTATTCGACAGACGACGGTACACACTGTTCAGCGAGGCGGGTTCTCCCACCCGAGAACGACCTGAGAGCACATCAGCCTGAACTCGATAACGAATCGCATCACTCATCTGCTGCTCGTAACCGATCAGCCGGGTGCGCTCTTCGAGAGACTTGTTCTCCCCAGGCTTCTGTGCCACCACACGTGCATCAAAACCAGGCACGATCATCAGATCGTTACCGGAATTGAACCGTGTGATGATCTCACCGTTCTCACCGCGAGCAAAGATCTGTCCGATCGTACCGCTCACGGGCTCTTCCTTACCTGTCTGCGAGCGCATAATCGAGCCAGTCCACTCCACAACGCCGTTGGTGTCAACGCGGATAGAACCGGGCGTCACAGCGCAGGACTCCAGCGTGTCAGACACAACCTGAAGCATCGACTGAGTGAACCCATCTTCGACCGTCTCCATCGGCAAAGCCGTGGACTCATCAAAAGTGATCAGTCGATCGCGGAACGTGTTGGAATAGAACGACTCCCCGACGATCTTCTCCTGAGGAATACCAACGCTGCGCATAGCAGCCACGAGATCATCGTTGTTGCGCCACTGGCCGTGTTCACTCGTCATATAACGGGCGACACGCACCGGATCGAACACGAAGTCATCAGAGTCGATAGGCTCATCGATACCGATCTGGGTATCGAGAAGATCCCGAAGATGCGCACGGACACGCTCTTCAGGGGTACCCGTGTACGCCACGGAACCAGCCAACATATCGTGAACACCCGACAGATCGCTCTCTTGATCCATGTCATCCAGCAGACCCGTCGCCTCAGCGTACTCAGCACGAGTAGCCTCAGGCTTCAGCAGCGTCGTCTCAGCACCACGAAGCACATCCCAGTACGCACGGCCAACTGCCGCAAGATCAGGATCACCAGACAGCATGGGGATGTACGTACCCTCACGCGCAGCATCCTCGTGATCGCGGAACTGCTGAATCAGACCATCGACATCGAGCTGCTCAATCACATTGTGACGAGCGCTGTGCACAGCACCGGTAATGAAACCGGATGCCTGTTCGCGGCCTTCGGGCGTATCGGCAAAGAACCGCGAAGACGCAGAACGCTCCTTCATTTGGCGACGAATCACGATCTGCTCACCGTTCATACCGGGCATGTCCTTGTACGCACTCGTCAGTGTTCCAGTGGAGAGATACGACTCTTGAACCGTCTTACCCTTACTGGTCTGACGCTCGCCCACGCGACCCACGAGGCCCTTGCCGTCCTTGCGCTCCACCGGTCGACCCAGAGCGACACGCACGAGGTCGCACACCTCGTCAACAGTTGGCACATAAGCCACCTGCTTGTTGTCTCGACGAGCCGTCGTGGAGAAGTACAGAGTTGCACCGTTGTCGTAGACACGACCCACCCACTGCTCCTTGTCGCGGGTATCAGTCAGACGCACCGTCATATTCGTACCCGTCAGACGCGCACGGATCTGACCAGGACGCAGATCCTTCTCGATCGTGTACGGAATGCCCTCTTCTGCGAGCATGTCCAGCACAGCTCGGGAACGAGCCAGCGCATCAGTGCTCATGAACTGACGGGCGTTGTAGCGCCCCGTTTCGGGGTTACGAGCACCGTCCAGCACCCACTGGCGAACCTCGTTGTACTCAGCTGTCGACATGCGACCCATGAGCTCAGTCAGACCCGAGACATCATCAAGGCTCAACGCGCGGCCTGCTTCTTTGGCCTTCCCTTCGTCAGTCAGGCGGTACAGAGTCAGTTCCGAGGTCGTCACTTTCTCGATGTTGCTTGGCTTACCGTCTGCATACGCAGCGATGTCACCGTCAAGAACGTACAGGATAGACGTTCCCGCCTGCTTCACAGTGCGACGGCTCCCCCACCGAGGATCATACGGAGAAATCGGCAGACGCGGTCCAGCAGCTCCAGCAGAGCCCTTCAGACCCACGATCGACGTGAACTCTTCGTACAAAGCCTTGTAGCCCTTACTCGACGTATCGGCAGGCTGGAACAAAGGCTTGTAGCCAGGCACATGCTCTTCCATAACGCTCTGGATAGCGCCCAACGCATCAGTAACAGGTAGATCGCCATCGTTGAAAGAACGACCCTGTTCATTGAGACACTCTTCCATGAGATCCCTCAGGCGTCGACCCTGAGACACAAGAATCGGAGTCTTCGTGATCTCCGAAGTTCGATTGATCGTACGAGCGATCATATGCTCGTACATGTAACGCCGGAGTCCGGCATTGCGCGTTTGCATAACGCATTCTCCTTCCTGGAGTTTCGATCCACTGGATCGATCGGGTATTACGCCCTCTATTCTACCTGAGAAAAATGCTTATTTCGACTGGAAACACAAGCAAAAATCGATAAACGTAAAGAAAGGAAACTCATCATGATCGACCCCACTGACACCTGCGCTCCATCCAAAGAACGACAGATGCCACCAATGAGCAAAATCATCGACTACTGGAAAGAACACACCCAGCCCTGGATGAAGACTGCTGTCATCGGCTGGGGTGAACCGTGCTGCTTCGCCTGTGGATGGATGCCACCGGTACGTGGTTGGAATCAAGCAAACGCCTTCCTTGATCGTGCTCATCTCCAAGACCATGTTGTGTGCGGAGACGATAGCCCATCTAACCTCATACCGCTATGTCATCTATGTCATAGCGTCATGCCTGAATTTGACGATCGACAACAGGCTCTCGAATGGGTGAAAGATCGATATGAGCGCTATTGCACTACCCGTCATCTCAGACTCCTACAAGGGTGTTGGCAGAGCTTTACCGACAATCATCCTAACTTGCACAACCCATCGAGAAACACGATGTTCAGGTTAAGAGTCGTTATGTTTGAGATATTTCTGCAAGAACTCAATAAGCACCCTGAGTTCTGCTTCTTCGATCACATCTGCAACGATAGATAAACAGCGTCACTCAATTCATCACCCTGGAGATCATAACGAAGCCACTCCGGCTGAGCCAGACAGACATACCGGCGACCGAGCTTGCGATCACGGTCATGGTCGCGCGAACCCCACATGTGGGTCTTCACTATAGCCAATTCTTTCTCCGTAAACTGAGCAAGGCTCGCTTCGACTTCTTCTGCGCCCATCCAATCACGAGATGACCCGTTCCAATGACTCCATTCCTGACCATTATTAGGATCGAGCCTCTTGTAATACAACTCTCCATCAGAAAGCCGCTCGAAAACAACGAGAACAGGCATCATGCCACTTATCTCACTGAGTCTATGATTGTGGCACTCTACATTACCTGTATCCCACAAACGCTTTGCTAGATCAAATGGGCTCGTTGCTGCCATAATCTCTTGGCACAACATATCTTTTGCCAGATCCAAACGATCAACGTTATCCATGATTTCTTCCTTTCGCATAGGGATTCTGTTGATACCTCAGTCTAACACAACGCTATGTATAACGCATCTATGATACACTGAACCATATAAACACCATCTGAAAAGGAGGCGGACAACATGTCAAGAAAACCCTCTCAGACTCTTGAACAGTTCAACCCCGAGCTCGCTGATCAGCTCGTTGATCAATCCCTACGATCGATCGCTCGCGGTTCGGATAAGAAAGTCCAATGGCGCTGCCCCGTTGACCCTCGTCACGTGTGGTGGGCCAGCCCCATGAATCGCACTTCGTCGAAAAACCCAACAGGGTGCAGCGTGTGTAACGGCAAGACTGTCATCCCCGGTGTCAACGACGTTGCCACCACTCACCCCGAAGCAGCTGCTCTCATGGTTGATAAGAAGCTACGGACGAAGCTCACTGGCTCTTCTAATAAGAAAGTCGAATTCTGGTGCGGTAACCCTGCACACAAACACTGGACTGCCCCGCTCAGCAACGTCGCACGGCAAGGGACACGATGCCCTCAGTGTTCAGGTCGTCGTCCCGTCTCTGGTAAGAGCGACTTGGCGACTACTCATCCCAAGTTGGCTGCTGAGCTCGTTGATCGGTCTCTGGCTACCACTCTGAAGCCAGGATCAAACACATCCGTGCTCTGGCAGTGCCCGGCAAACCCCAAACACACGTGGAAGGCAACGCCATACTCTCGCACAGCGAAAAAGACTGGCTGTCCGTACTGCTCCGGCAGAAAGATCGTCCCTGGTGTCAATGATCTCGCAACCACACACCCTGCTTCACACCCAAAAAACCGCCAAGCGATACCAAATGCGCCTCACCGAGATGGTACAAGCGTTTGTCCCTGGCAGCACAGTTCTCAGTGACGACCATACGGTTCTCCCTTCGGGCAAAGAGCTAGATATTGTCGTCCCTGACCACCACCTGGCTATCGAGTTCAACGACATATTCTCCCACTCTGAGGAAGCAGTCGTCACAGTACACCGCCGTCCCCGCCCACATAGTTACCATGCCGCCAAAACACGTGAAGCGCGCGAGCAAGGATACCGGCTTGTTCACGTGTGGGAAGATGACTGGCTGCATCGACGTGAGCTCGTTCTACGCGCTCTCGCCCACAGGTTACATGCTGTTGACCGCCTGCCCGATGTCCTCCCCGACATCAACCCGTTGGCCTACCAACGTCTCTACGCACGCAACCTCACGGCGAGACGTGTCCATGGAGGTATTGCCAGGCGTTTCTGGCAAGACAATCACCTCCAGGGGCCTGTTCATTGCACCATCAATGTCGGCCTCTATGACCAGGACGGTGTGTTGCGTGCTCTGCTGGGCATTGGACGCAAAAACCACGGTTCGCGCGTCTCGCTGCCAGCAGGAACGTGGGACATCCAGCGTTACGCAACACTGGGTGTCATCGTCGGAGGTTTCACCAAGCTCCTTGCTCACGCTGAAACGCTTGTGCTTGTCGACACGTGGACATCGTGGAGCGATAACGACATCTCTGACGGTGGGATGTACCGAGCAGCTGGCTTCGTTGTGGATAAGCGTCAAGCTCCGAGCTATAGCTACGTCGGACGCAAGACAAAGTGGGAACGCGTTCACCGCTCCACGTACACCAAGCAGCGTTTCATCAACGATCCTGACCTCACGTATCAGTCTGGTCAAACCGAACACGAGGCAGCATTGACCAATAAGCTCTACAGGATCTATGACGCAGGCAAGACCCGATGGGTCAAAACCGTTGCACGCTGAATACGCATAGCGCACAACACAGAACCGGGTGGCAGTCTGTTGGACTACCACCCGGTTCTTACGCATCTCTCACGCTACGAGAATCACTCATTCTCACGACGTTCGAACACTCGCGCAATGGCTCGATCGAAAGCACCTCCGCCGAGATCCTCCCACGACTCCAAGCCGTGCAAGAACTTGTAGAACGCGTCATGGACTCGCCACGAACCCAGATCCTCGATCTCAGAGATCGACTCATCGTCAGCATACACACCACTTGTCTCATCAGACGATGCATCCCGAAGAGTACGCAGCTCATCGCTCGACACACCCTGGCTGATATAGACCTTTCCATCCAGCGAGCACAGCGAACCGTTCTCGTCTGTTCGGAAGAACCGAGCATCATCCACCATTGCGTGCTTCGCTTCACGATACGCAGCAACGATGTCACCATCGAGATGGTGCAACGCATGCCCGCTCTCGCTCATCAGATTCTCACGGCTAATCTGACCTTCTGCATAGCGCATCTTGGCTCGATCAGCCAACATCTCCTGACGAACAGCGAGATCCTCTCGGACATCTTCGTTGATCTCGTCAGCCTCATTGAACATGTCGTAACCCGAGCCCAACTGAGCACGCAGAGCCTCGTCACTGTCCATGTCGTACTCTTCGTTCTCCATGTCGTGGCCCTTACGCTCTTCCTCGATCGAAGCAATGAGATCCATGACCTCAGCCGAGTACACATCGGGATCCAAGATCGAGATGCCGTAATCATCCAGATCGTATGCCTCCTGATACAACTCCATTGCCTCAGCCGCATTTGCAGCCTGCTCGATACGCTTATCGAGCATCTTCATGAAGTTCGGCTGGTTGAGACGCACGTCGAAATCAAGCGCCGACGAGAGAGTCGGGATCGTCTGAAGTGAGTACTCACGACCCGGATGCTTAATCGTGTTGCTGAACAAGCGCCACGACATCGGAAGAATCTCAGCGTTGCGGTTCCAGATAGGCGAGATGCCTGCCGAGAAGATGATCGAGTTTCGTTCCGGCAAGAATGCCAGATCGTTGTACCCGATGACGCTCTCTTCCTTCGCACTGATCGTGTACGACACCTTGCCCTCAACGTTCAAGCCTTCAATGAGACGCTCAGTATCCTGAGTCACCGTCTTCGAGTCTCGCACCGCACGGTGACGAGTACCGGACATCTTGGCCAGCGTCTCAATCATCGTGTCGTCCGTCGACTTCAAGAACACGATATTAGCCACGTTACCCTGGATGATCTTGTCTACACTGTCGCCATACACGTCTCTGGCCTGCTGCAACGTCTGAAGAATCAGCGTGAACTGCTGCTCCTGACCCAGACCAATGGAGAGCATGGTCTCAAAGCCCGAGATACCGTGACCCTCGGACTGGAGGTTGCCGAGCTCGTCGAGCATGAAGCGCGTCTTGTAGAGCGGCTTCTGGTTCGCCTTTGTCATGTACGACTTGTCGAAGTTCAGATCCACCAACTGCTTCACAAGAATCAGTACGAGCTTCGCGTACTTCATCAAGTGAGGTGGTGTCACCAAGAACACAGCCTTCGGCTGCTCCGAGTAACGAACCGACGACAGAATAATCGCAGGAACATTCTCTCGTACAGTCTTGAGGCTCCCCGCCTTATCCAACAGACGTGTTGCCGGATAACTCAGGTGACCAGGAACAAGAACCCCGTTCTTACCCTTCACCATCTCCACGAGAACACCATTACGGATAATTTTGTTACCCGTGATCGGATCCTTGACGAACTTACGACCATTCAACGAGAGCTGGTAACCCTTCGTGAACTGGAAGTAGAACGTTTTGAGCAACACACCCGTCTGAGGGTTGAACAAACGCAATCGCAAGTACGCCACATCGTGAGGGAACTTACCGTCGAAGTAGTACCGAGCCCATCCTTCACGAACCACGGTATCTTCGTGCTCGAAATCCTTACCCAGGTTGTGTGTCAACTCGGGATCATCGAACGCATCCCACTTCGCCTGAGCGCCGATGAGACCATCACGCTTGGTGAAGTTCTGAGCAAAACGCACACCGAAACGACGAGGGAACGACAGACCCCCGAGATCCGTGTTCTGCGACGGAGTACCAGAAGTCAACGTCGAGATCGTCGGATCAGTAAAGAAGCTCATTGCCGTAATGGCAATACCATACACAGACGCGAGCATCTTCTCAGCACCCGCCATTGCACGCAGCGCATTGTTCGCATTGGCAATAAGCGTGCGCATCGTCGACTGAGGCAATGCCTCAGTAGCGTTGAAGAACAGGGTGAGCAAGTCAGATTCCGGCTTGCCTTCCCACAGAAACTCGATGCGCTCAGCCTGCATCTTATCGTGCTCGATCAGAGCGTCGACTTCATCGGGATCAGACGACTGCTGATCGTAGTAGCCGCTCTTGATGCGCTCGTTCACCTGAGTCATCGGAGACTTACGCTTCTTAGAAGTGAGCTGCACGAACAGCTGGTAGCAGTTGTAGAGCGTGACCTTGCCCCACATGGCATCAAGCTTCTGTTCCAGAACTTTCTGATCCATGCCATGTCGCATCGCGTACTGACGCAGCTGGTGCTCTTCTTCCAGGTAGTAGTCGATCAAGCCGTATGCTGCACGCTTGAACGCGTTGTTTGCAGCGTTTGGCCACACAGGATCTTCCGCGCCATCCACAGGGAAGAACACGTCTGCGATGTTTTCAACGTAGAGCGCACACTTGGTTTGATCCCCTTCGCGTGCAGCCTCAGCCGCCATTCCAAGCGGGTTGTAGATGTCCGTCTTCATGGCATTGATGAGGTTGAACTGCACAACCTGGAATCCACGCATGGTGGCACGCACGTAGTTCTTCACCAAGAGCTCACCCTTAGGATCATTGATGATCATGTTGTCTGGGCGCTTCTGACGCATCCAGATGTCAAGCATCGGCTCAATGTACGTCTGACCCTTACCGGCACGAGTCATAGCCAGAATCATGGTGTTCGCAGGAGCTGTATCCACGTAGTAGACGCCAGCCGGACGCTGCGGCTCATACGTCGGAAGTTCCCACTCACCGTTCACTAGATCAGCCAGGGTGTTGAAACCCTTGAGCTTGTCTCGGTTGGCATTCCCTGGGTTGTACGGCACGTTTCGAGGATCGAGACGACGACGGAGCTTCTCGTTATCCGGCAGTCCTGATGCATTCCACAGAGCCGTACCGAACTCTTCGTCAAACATCGGCACCATCTTGGTCACAACATCGCCATTGTCGTCCGTGAGGACTTCCCCCTCGAACAACGTCACATCGCCATCCTCGTCGAGAATGTCCTCGGTTGCTCGCTGTGCAAAAGCAACCTTCTCGATACCCTTATTCGAGACCATCGAGTGAGAAATGAGAGTCGTTGCACTCACGCCCGTGTGCGCACCCACATCAGGCACCACATCGAAACGCTCACGCACTTCTTCGGGGAGTGCTACGTGCTGGTCATTTTTGTATTGGTTGATGTCAGTGGTATCGCGCATAAGATTCTGCGCCTTGAGGTTACGCAGCAGTCGCATACGCAGCAACGACCACACAACAAGACCAGCGATCGACGACACGACGAACTTCAACCAATCGAACGACAGCATCCAACCAATCGCACTGTTCGGACGCTGTGCCAACTCAGCATCTCGATCAGCCTTTTCGGCTGCGACGGCATCCACGTGCCACTGTGGCTCAGGAACATCCTCAGCAGCCTCATAGCACGTCTCATCGGACGTATCGATCTCACCTGTTTCCAGAGCTGGGGAGAAACACCCTTCGCTCCACACAGGCTTGCCCAGCTCCTTCGTCAGAGCCTTGTTCTGCACGGCATAACTGGGGACAGACGAACGCCACAGAGCGTCACGGCCCATGGCCACACCCATCGTGCCAAACGAGAACAACACCCACACGAGGATGAAAACAAGCACACCGGCAACAGCCGATGCGACTTCGCGTGACACCGGAGAGATCTTTGCCTCGATGTCACTACGTTCTAGCTGCTGATCCCCATGAACATCCTGGTAAGCCAGTGAGTCAAGCTCATCCTGCTTACCCAACTGGTTCCATGCCTGGCTACCGTGTTCACGAGGCGATGCTTCACCGGATTTCTTTCGTCCGAAAGCCATATGCACCACCTTCCTACCTTTCTCTTCTGTCTCTTGCGTCTTTTCGATTCGGTTGATTCACCAACCTAAATATATCATAGAAAGCGACGATACAAAGACGTAGAAATGCACAGAGACACAGAAAAGAGGTGCGGCAAGGATAACCCTCACCGCACCTCTTGTTCTATGCGATCACATCATCGGTGTTACACACCGATCGACGTTGCGCTGTTAGTCACCGCCTGCACAGAAACATCAGCGATCGCCGCTGCTGCATGTGCATCACCCAGCGTGCTGTGCAGCATAATGCCCGCGATGACACCCAGTGCGAGGAACGCCAAAGCAACCAGCACTGCCAGAGCAATGTACAAACCATTGGCGCGCTTGGCGACAACGCTCTCTCGATCCATCTGATCCATCATCATCTGCTTATCGAGCTGGAGCGAAGAAACCTGACTCTCGAACTGACGCGAGATCTCATCGCGAACAACGTTCACGCGAGCCGCTTCGTCCTTCGTGCGCTCATTGGCACGCTCAATCTCAACCTTGGCCTGAGCCAAAGCAGCCGCATGATCAAGACGCATACGCTCAATGAGCTTGTTCGTCTCTTCCTGAGCAGCCAGAGCACGCTTCTGAGCTTCCTCGCGCTCACGCTTAATCTGTTCACGCAGTTCCTTCTCACGAGCAGCAAACTCAGCCGTCTTCTGCTCGACGATATTCTGACGAGACAGCTGCTCTCGCAGGGCCTCGGCGCGGGCGATGTCTTCCTTGCGGTTCTCGTCAAGGAACGCACCCATCTCATCGCGGAACTGCTCCATGAGTTCTGCCTCACGAGCGACCTGCTCAGAGCGCTTCTGGATCAAGTGATCCATCACGCGAGTGAGAGCTGCATCGAACGACGCCTGAGCGGACTGCTTACGGGCATCCAGAATCCGACGACGACGAAGAGTATGATCCTCGTCGATAGTCGTTTGAAGGTTCGGCTCAATCTCCGACAACTGTCGATCGAGGCCAGGCTTGTGCTTCACATCGTAGAGAGACCTTTCCTCCACAGCGCGAGCCTGCGCGTGATCCTCTCGTTCCTTCTCGTACTTGGCGATGATGGCAGCACGCTGTGCGCCAATGATGTCCACGAGATTCGCACGAGACTTATCAGCATTAGCATCAGCCTCAGCCAGCGTCTGAGCCCACACGTTGTCAGCACCAGATCTGGTGCTCATCTTTGCGGCGATCTCGTCGCCGGTATTCGAGACAAGCGAGAAGTAGAGATCACGCAGCTCATTGATGTCACGACGACGCTGCTGAGCCAGTGCATCATTCGCCTGCTGAGACAGCAGCTTGATCTGACCATCGAGCCAGTTCTCATCGCTGAGATGATCCAGGGAGAAACGACTGGCCTCGTCCGCTTCGCGACCGAACAGGGTCTCGAAGGGAGTCATGTCGACAGTGAAGCCCAGATCCTCATCGAGGAACCGACGCGCCATCGTGTTACGCACTGCATCACGATCGAAGACACGGTTGTCGACGACAGGGGCAGGAATGGAGTTCTCTGCGACCTCGGGAACATCCCCAAACGAATCAGTCTCAGATTCGGTGTCAGCATCCGATGCAACATCGAGATTCTTGAACGGATCGCCAATGTCGGCATCATCCTCGTCATACGAGCCCTCATCGGACGGAAGCTCGTCTTCCAGAGGCTCGTCTAGAACCTCATCGGGATCGAAATTCGGGAGATTGTCGACGTTTTCCAGAGACTCATCTGCGTTGTTGACAGGGGCTGCTGGATTGGGGGCGGGCACAGGAATATCCTCAACGAGATCCTCGGGCTCCGACTCAGTGTCAACCTCGCCACCCAGACGACGCCACAGCGACGGAATCAGAGATGACAGAGCCACAGCACCAGAACCGATAGCCTGAGCCTGTGCAAGAGTGATCGTATCGACATCCCCAACAGGGACATCAATAGTCTTCGTGGACTCATCATAGTGAACAGGGTTCACAACAAGAGAACCATCGCGCGTGTCGACAGACGTGAGCATGAAAATAGCCTTGTCGAAGAGGGTGTATTCACCCATACCTTCGGGGCTCAGAGACTGCTCCGTGGGGATAATGCCCAAGATGTTGTGACGAAGCATATCCTGGGTCATCAGGACTTGGATCTTATCGTCAGCAATGCGCTGAAGAATCGATCCCTTGTTCTCGTCACCCTTGGACGAGACCTTCCCCAGGCCGCCGATGCCGCCTTCTTCGATGGGTGCATCAACGGGGAGAGACAGGATGACACCAACCCCATTGGGAAGTGCCCAACGCTCATTATTGCGGATGAGATCAAGAGCCGCACCGGGCTCCGTCTCATCGATGACAAGTGCCAGAGAGTCCTTGGCCTTCTTGGCCTCAGCCTTCTGAGCCTTCTTGTCAGGAACAGGAGCAACAGCAACCTGCTCATCGACGACCTTGGTGTCGTCCTTCTTACCAAACAGCATAGACAAATCCTTTCGATCGATTCGGTTGTATGTGAGCCGGTACCTGCATCATTGGGAATGTTTGCAGGTACCGGCAAACACACTGTGTTTGCACTCGTATACGAGGGTATCACACTTTGTGCCAAATGTGCTCGCATACGAGCAGATTCGATATGACTAAGCCCGTGGCTTGTCGTATGGCAAGACCACCACACGAGCATCAGACTTCAAGATCGTCACATCTTCGCTACGCAACGTGCCATCGATCTTGGCTGCGATCACACGTTCCTCGGGGTGTTCATTGATGAACGCTGCGACTTCCGTCGACAGGTATCGCTGCATACGACGAACCATGTCACGCGCACCACCCGCATCCGAGTCACTACGCGATTCGTCTTCCACCAAGAAGTCGACAACACGCTTATCGATCGTCAGATCGATACCGTGCTTACGCTTCACATCAGCCTTGAGAGCACTCAACTTCTTCATCATGATCTTGCGCAACGTAGGTCGTGACAACGGCTGGAACGGCACGATCGCATCGATACGCCCCAGGAGTTCAGGTGGGAACTTGCCACCATCGGTGCTCTTGATCGACTCTTCGATGACCTTTTCGTACTCACGCATGCTGGCCTCACTACCTTGATCATCAGCGTTGTACTCACCGATGGTGCGATAGATCTCCGAACCAGCGTTGGTGGTCAGCACGATGTAGGTGTTCAAGAACGACACCTGTCGACCGTCCTTATCCGAGAGTCGACCGTCGTCAAGCACCTGGAGCAGCAAGCGCACGACAAGCGGGGACGCCTTCTCGATCTCGTCAAAGAGCAGCACGCAGTGGCTGGTTGCCCACACCTGACGCGAGAGCTCTTCGCGGAAGAGATCAACACTGTCGTCACGACCCCATTCCGACATGTCAAAACGGATGAGATGACGCTGATCGTCTCCAAACAGGATCTTTGCGAGCTGCTTGGTGATCTCAGTGTTGTGCGTAACGATGAAATCACCGGCTTGATACAGGTGCTCATCATTGTCGACGTAGATACACGTCATGCTCTCTCTCCTATCGAGCTTTTCGATAGAACGGATACCGACGTAATCAAACGCCTTCTCCAACGCTCGACTATGCCTATACTGACCCTCAATAGCGAGACGCTTCTTTCGATCAAGACGGAAAAAACGCGGTTCGTCCGAAACACAAGCCATCACACGAACTTCATATTCAGTCGTGCTAAACAAACCCTTACGCGACTCATGTCGTTTAATCCAACATCGCACCCCAAGAGAGAACAACAGAGTACGAACGTCTTCGGCAAGTCGTTTCGATTTTGTGGCATACGAAATACGATAATGATCGTACTCATCGATATAACCGTCGCAATCAAACAATCCTTGAACCAAAGACCACCGTTGTTCGATCGAAGTATTCAAATACTGCCCAGGAATAAATAGCGATAGCGCATTCACACCAATCAACTCAGAAGCTGAACCGACAAGTACATCTGCCTTCTGAACCTCTTGTTCCTTATCTGTACGGAAACACCACGAATGCGTACCCCGAGGTTGGTCCCACGAAACAGCACCGATAGCTTGGCCAACACGAGCAACTATGTCTTCATCAATACCCGAATACATAGAAAGATCACGGCCCATAAACCAGCCATTAGCAATCAACGCACCGAGCGCATACGGATCCACAGGGAGATTTGTCGTAGGCCACTGAACCGGCTGATTCATAGGAACAAAATATTCCACAGCGCTTTGTTTGTTCATCAGAGATTTCAAAGTTTTAGTCGAATAAATTGTCGGGCCATCATACACCCCACTCCTATTGGGATAAACCGCCCACAGGTGGTTGTCAGACACATCAAGGATACGTCCGTCTGCCAACGTCACTCGGTACACATCACGTTCCCCCTGAGGGAACACACCGAGAACCTTCGTCGGAGAGCCATCGCGAGCAAACACGTAGTCACCGACAACAAGGTCACCAGCAAGTTTCCACGCCACAGAGCCGTCCTCGGAAAAGACTGGTACACGAGTAGAATCTGTAGTCGATTTGCCAACACCTGTGGCCCCAGTGAAAAGCAGCGATGACATGGGCTTACTCTGGTCGTTCAGACCCGCAACACACAACTGGAGTCGACGAGCAATCGACGTGGTAGCAAAGTCCTGACTAAACACGCGACGATCCAGTTCGGCTTTAATTTTAGCAGCGTTGACATCAATCTCCACCTCAACACCGAACTCAATTTTGAGCACGGTTGCCAACAGCGTTTTGTCCATACGCTCACCGAGGTAACGATGGCGACCAACCATTGCATCGAGCACACGAATCGACTTACGAGGCTGCACAGAGGCAGGAACATACCTGTTCGTGTACTCAAAGATCTGCTCATACAAAGAGTCATCGAAGATGCCCTCATCGACACCGTACTTCTTCGCCATACCCTTCAGAATCGCAATCGTCACCTCACGATCCGTCTGAGGGATGTTAATACGCGCGAGACGCTCAACAAGCGGCAAATTCGATGCGATATGAGCATTGAACTCGTCATACGTCGTGGCAGCAATAACCTTGATACCACGAGATCCCGAGGCCGCAAGCAACGGCTTCAACGCTTCCACGGCAGCAGCGGAGAGCTGCACCACCTGGTGGAACTCGTCGATGAACAGCACGATCTCTCGACCTTCGGACCTAGAGAAACTCTCAGCCTCATCGAACAGAGCCTTCAAACGCGCTGCCATCTCTTCGGGATTTGACAAGTCTGCGATCATCTTCGCCATGTCGACTTCCAGGTAGATGCGCTCTGGATCATCCTGCATACAGGACTGCACGAGCACCGTGTTGTGCGTGACAACATGGCCTCGACCCACCTGATACAGGTGGGTCTCAGAGTCGACCATGATGCACGTCATCTCGACTTCACGATCGGTCTCAATCACCTCAGCGATCATATCGCCACGAGTTTCCAGAGATCGTTCCAACTCGTGTAGATCTGCTTCGACAGCCCACACGTTGTCACCGTGACGATGGGCTGCACTTTCTTGCAACGCTCGCACAACATCCTGACGATCGTGAATCGAACTGGTGAGATACACCTGCGGAACACGTCGCTTGCCTTCAGGTTTCGCAAACGCACCCGTCAGCACAGGATGGCTCATCAGCTGTTCAGCCTCCACATGATTACCTGTCGCGGGGTTCATAAACACCGATCGAGAACTATCATCGCGCACGCGGACCCAACCGGTCTGCACCTCGATAGCTGCGAAGACAGCATCCGGTGCATCATTCGGCATACTCACGTAGCCAGTAGATTCGATGCGCACACCCCATCCGAGCAACGCGCCGAACACGTAAGGATCCAATGGCAGAATACGACTCTGTCGCACAAGTGCTCCAGATGCAGGAAGTTCCCATGCCGAGAAACCATCAGAGCTATGCAGGCCCTCGGTCATAATCTCTCGCAGAGACATCGTCTCCCACGTCGAGTCCTTCTTGGTGAGAGAGCGGACGTTCCACAAGTGCTCATCGTTGCAACGCACACGGTCGCCATGGTTCGTCACCACGACGTACTCACGCTTCATCCCCTGTGGGAACACACCTGTGACAGTCACAGGCTCACCGTGCTCATCAAAGACATGATCGCCCACCTTGAGCAGACCCACACGAACATATCCGCGTTCATCGGCAACAGGGATCAGCTCATCATTCGGGTGAGCCTTACCTGTACCAGGTGGGGCCAGCAGAATCACGTTACACATCTCAGGACGAGCCAGGGAGCTCATGAGCGAGATCTTCTCGGTCTCTCGGCCCACAATCTCACGAGCAGGCGGCGCAAGCTTAGCCGCGAAGTCTCGCAGCATCGGGTACTTGTCGTTCAAACGATCGTCATCAAACAAATCTTTCCTCCATCTTTCAATCATTTCTATCGATTCGACTGGTGTACCAGCCATTCTAGCATAGTTGGTAACCACAAGAACAACAGAGTAGAAACAGGAAACCGCCCCCACTGAATTTCTCCAGCAGGGGCGGCATCACAAGCCTCAGAGATTCGTTCACATCACAAGCCAAATAATAACATTGCTCTCGGCTGTTGATAGAAACTCATCTCGCTGTGCCATAGTATGACACGCTCTATAGACATCAGGTGCGGCACAACCTGGGGTGGAATACCCTTGGCTGGCCGCACCATGACGTCCAGGGAAGCAAGAGTGTTGTCCTTGGGGTAACAAGTACCCCGTCCGACATTACTACGTAAAATGGACATAACAACCTCTCTTGCTTCGTTGGTTAGAACTCAGGTTCGTCGTTCTCGATCTCAGCAGCCTCTTCGACATCAGGCTCAGAAACCTGGGCCTCGGCAGCCGCCTCGGTCTGCGCCTCCTTCTCAGCAGCCTTACGGGCCTTATCGGCCTCAGCAGCAGCCTTGGAAGAGGCGTAGATCGTATCGAGAATGGTCTCGTCGATCGGCTCCAACTCAGACGGCTTCACCGTCTTAGAGTTGATAACCAGACCCTTCTGCTTGCCAGAGGCAGACATGACATCCGCCTGAATGGCGTAAACAGTCGGACCAGGTCGACCATTGCGCTCCGGCATCTGGACGACGTTGTCGCCCGCAGCCGCAACGAACGCATCTCGCTGAGAAGCGCTGTAGCCGGCCTGGTGATCGAAAACGGTCTTACCGTCGAACTCCTTCTTGGTCGAAACCAGGTGAGGAACTCGCTGAGGGGCAGCGCCCTCAACAGGTCGAACCATCGCGTCCAGGAAGACCCGCTTGCCATCCTTGGAGTGGGCATTCGGATATTCCACAACCACCAACTCGACGCCCTTCATCGAACCCTTACCACGTAGAGTAGCCATAATGACCGCCCTCCTTTCTCATCTCGCTCCGCAGAGCGTCGGTCGAGGGTTAATCAGCCCTCTCACATACATGGACTTGTTCCATGTAGCGCTCTCTCATCATAGATGAAAGAAACTCTGGATGTCAAGGCGAATCTCATCCCAATTCCATCGAATCCACGGAATCCATCGATGAAGTCTCGCTCTCTTCCAACACCTGTTCCAGCTGAGGTACCAAACGCTCAATCTCACTCCACGTGCTTGTCCGCACGATACCGGCAAGACCCTCATCGAAACTCACTGTTGCGCTACGACGAACACGTTTCGCCACCGGCACCACATCACTGAGAGCACTCGTGAGAATAAGATCCCCTGTCTTCTTCGCTGACATCTGGCGTTCCAGATCATCAGCGACACGATTCATACGACGGGCATCATCAAGGGGAAGAACCATCTCAATGATGTCTTCCTGACCAGACTCATGCAGATACGTCTGCGCATCATCAACCAGACGTTGACGCCTGCGAGCCCAGGTCACAAACCGATCAGCAACATGGCGACCAAGCGCCATATCCACAACAGTATCCGAGCGCACGTCGTGCAGATCCATACCCTTCGTCTGAGACAGTGCCCATCGCTCTCCTGGCACCACACTCATGACACCACGATCATTCTCATCATCACTGTGCGCATCATCTTGTATCGCTTGCAATACAAGCCCTTTCCCGGACAGCATCGACACAAGATCGGCTGTTCGAGAGGCCAACGATGCGCGAGCTCGCTCCAAGCGTTGCTTCAAAGTAGTCCGTCCAGCTTTCCCACCAGCTACCAGCAAACGCCCACCGCTCACACCATGAGCAGCAACGCCAAGCTTCTCAGCTCCATCAGCGTCCTTCATCTTCGGAATGGATCGATCTGCCAGCAGAGCTTCGAGACCAACGACTGCTTCACGTCGTTTATCCACCGACTCCAACACGTCTTTCCACAAGTCGTCATCACGGTATTGTCCATCGACACCCACCGCCAGCGGCCCGAGCAATGATCGGTACTTGCTGACGCAACGAGCGTGGTATTCCTCTTCCTCCAGATACAGCTTGTGCATCACCTCGGATTGTGGGGATACCGCACCTGCCTGAAAACCGGCTTCCCAGTCAGCGGCACGTATACGCCAATACTCACGCTGCGTATCGTGCTCTCGCAGCCGAGCTCCATACGATCGAAGGCGCAGTGAGAATCCCACCAGATCATCATCAGCGCTCATACCCTGAGCCTGGGTCTTCATGCGCTGAGATTGCGTTGCCATGAGTGTTTCCACATCCTGGCTCATCACGTTGAGCATCGGTGTGCGCACAGAAAGAGCCTCAGGTGGGAGAGATTGCAGCACTTGGTACAGACCGTTAACGCTTCGCTCCATGATCGTCTCGTAACCACGCCGCACAAGCGCTCGCTTCTCCTGATCGCCCAGACCTTCACGATGCGCACGACGGTTCGCGTAGGTCTCAACAGCGATCATGGCTGATCCCATAGGCGAACCAGGGCGATCGAGCAGCTCGGTGACGAGCTCTGTCGCAACACTGTTCGCGCGTCGCATCTCCGGTCGATGAGACCCGTAACGCCACAGTGTCTTGTCAGCAGGCAAGCACGCCAACAACAACTGGGGCAGTGACTCATCGAGCACCTTCTCATGAGCCCAACGCTTCACGAACGCAGCCACATTCAGACGCTCGTAACCCACAGCACTGGACATATGAGCCACATGCTGGTTTTCATCAAGCCACGAGTCAACACCGCGTCGCAAGAGCGATATATCCGTGCTGGTGAGCTTGCCTTTCTGTTGCATGCCCTTCTCTGTACGCACACGTCGACCGAGCCCGGCATCGACCATGGCAAGGTGGCAGTGAACATGCAAGGTATCAACCTGAATAACGCCCACGTAGCGCAGGTCATCGAAACGATGCCCCATACGCTCCAAACCATGCATGATTGCCATACGCAGACGCATCTGATCGATATGACCTCGGTAATCGCCCTTGTTCTGTGCGACGAAACCCTTGGGGACAACACCCATCTCCTGAAGATACTCAGGACTGAAAGACAGCACGGTTTTCATCACTGTGTGCCCCTTGTCGAACAAACGCTGAATGTCAGCACTGGCACGGCGCACGCCTTCATCAGACAACGACGGCTGACCATAACCGAATGCAACGCCGCCTTGACCGGACACATGCAGCACGTTGTCTTTGAGCTGATGCCTCGACACGGCTTTCTCGGTGGCGCTCTCTCGTGCCATGTAGCGCAGGATGAAATCCTCAGTGTCACGTCGACGAATAGGCGTCACAGGCTCTGTTGCGCCCTTACGTGCCATGTATCGCATGACGTAAGCGCCGGGTGTGCCACCGCGAGAACCGCCATGTTTACCCCCGCCTGGGGTTGGCACACTGAACTCGTTGACAACAACAATGCTCTGCTTCAAGCTCATCGGTATCGACACACCTTTCCTTCAAGTTACTTTAAATCGCGTCTACTTTTTAAATAAAGATCGTTGAATACATACAGTGCGGTGTCGACAGGGGCGGCAGGTATCCCCCCCCGCCCCTGTCATTACTTGCTGCTTATGATGTCAGAATTCTGGATCATCGAGATCAGCAGCGTCAATCTCGTCCGCCGTTGCAACAGGTGCCGCTGCCTCCACAGCCTCACGAGCCGACAGACGCTTTCGCTCCGTGTCTCGCTCAGCATCAGCAACAGCCTCGTGCAGATCCTCGATCGAATCAACCTCAGGCTTGACCGCAATCTCAGGCGCATTCTGAGCAACCGAGGTGTTGATGACATCAGCCACGACCTCACGGAAGGTCGACGCCAGCTTGTCCGTCGTCAGAGTTGCACGCTGGTTCTCAGCATCGTCGACAACCTCAGGCTGTACCTGGGCGACAGGCTCAGCCTGGATCTCAGCCTCAGACTGGGCCTCACGCTCAGACTCAGCGTCAGCCTCATCTGCACGCTGAGCAGCCTGAGCGTTGCGCATGAGCGCATCGAAGAGAGGCGAATCCATGACGGGTAGCACGGTCGGCTCACCACTAAGAGCCCGAGCGATCGATGCACCCTCAGCCTCGTTGGTACGACCATCGGTACCCTCGTCATCGAACTGAGATTCCATCCCGGCGAAGATGTCATCCACCTGGTTCGTACGATCCAGCGCATGGTCAACAGACTTCTCGTTCTCATGATCACGAGCACGAATCTGAGCGAGGTAGTCCGGGAAGTAGTCGGACAGATCCAGACCCGATGTCACAGCGTCGACAACCAGACCATCCCGATCGACGACATCGAGGAATGCCAGTGGCGCTTCATTCTCGTCACGAGGTGCGATAACAACACCCACGTAATGGGCCGGGAGCATCCACACCTGGTTGAGCAGATCGCTGGGGGGCTCGAAGCCCTCGTTGAAAAAGCCCTTTTCGACCAGCGACACCAACTGTTCGTCGGTGAACTCGTAGAATGCATCGACGGTTGTTGCACCGCCGTCCATCTGATCGAAATCAACCTCGGTAATCCCGTAGGCGATCTCAGACGATCCGTAGGGAACAAGTCCTACGAGACGACCTCGGACATGGAGGACAGGTCGGTAGTTCGACCTGGCCCCGTGATTGGTGAAGTACAAGGTGTCAACGAGCACCTTGATGTCAGCTTCACCCTTAACCTCGCGAGACTCAACGCCTCGCATCGATAGCGCGTGTCGCGCCCAACGGTTGGAGCGCTTCATGCCTGTTACTATACTCATGTTCCTTCTTTCTGTTGGTTGGTGGATACGTCAACGCGATCAGCGCTGGCGAGACTTCTCCTCGTCCTTCTCAGTCTTTTCGACCTTCTTCGCCTTCTTCGCCTTCTTCGCCTTCTTCTTGGTCGCCTTGTCCGCCTTGTTAATGGCCTTGGCACTCGTGTCAAACTCAGCACGATCAACCCAACGACGCATCGCGGCAAACACCTTGTTCATACCGCGATGGCCAAGTGCGCACAGCCAGATCACACCAGCTGAGATCACGATCGTAATGAGCAGCATCGGAGCGACCCAATATGCGATGAAAGCCTCGGGGCTCGGAGCATTCGCGCTCGTCACGCCGAGACTGTCCTGGACAAGACGACCCATGTTCGGGACGACCTTCAAAGCGCCCCACAGCATGATCCACAGGCTCACGAGAACCCACGAAACAAAGCCGATAACGCGCGCCACAACATAGACGCCCATGCGAGCACTGCGCTTGATAGAGCCCTTCTCATCGAGAGTCATAGGCGTGCGAGCAGTGTTGATCAAAGAAGACAGATTCATAACAGATTCCTTTCGGGTAATTACTTAAAGAATGAAAGAACGAGTGGGACCGCACCCATCATCGCTCAGTACGTCCGATCGCGTCCAGGAGCACCAGCCCAACCGGTGATGTCCGAGATCGAACCGTCGCTATCAAGCGTGTAGCTCATCGTGGAATACGACGTGCTCGTCGCCTTACCGTCAGAACTCTTGGTTGTGACGCCAACGACAGCAAAGTAGCTGTACTTCGTGCCGTCGACGTTCGTCACAGAGGTTGTGAAACTCTCCAGAGACGAGTTTGCACCCTCATAAGCGAAATACGTCTTTCCAGACGAGTCTGTACGCCATGCGCCAGCTTCCTCCCCCGGCATGAACACCGTGAGGAACTGAGAGTTCTCATCCAGGTGCCACCGATCGATGAGCGCCTGTCGCGCAGAGATGTACTCATTGCCGTTCGACCACGTGAGCGCCTGCTTCATGATCGCCTTGACCGTCTCATCGTCGCTGTGCTTACGTGCCGGGGACATGCCGGTTGCTTCGGCTGAGACAGTCTCCTGGTGATCGACAGTCGACGTTTCCAGCGACGCGAGCTGCGATTGCAGCTGCTGCACCTGAGCCTCGTTGCGAGCATTCTCATCAGCAACATGATCGCTGTGCGTTGCCGCAACACCGACACCACCCAGGAGGATCGCACTTCCTGCGATCAGCGCACCGAACCGTGCGATAACAGGCGTCTTCTTGTTCTCTTGCATCTCAACCAACTCCATTCTCATGAGCCGTATCGTCACTAACAAGCAAACGCGCACCAGCGCTCGTCACGCCAGTCTGCACACCGGAGAACGTTCCCGAGGCGGCATCGTATGTGGCCGTCGTCCACGCCAGCAGCGTGCCGTCAGAACCCTTGCACAGCCACGCGATCGGCAGTGCCGACGTGTCTGTCACGCCATACGTGACAACCGATTCCCACTGATACTGATCAGCGGGTAGCGCGCTCGTCTGACCCGAGGCGTCCTTTGCGAGAGGTGCATACCAACGAACGGCAGCACCGTCAGGCACAAGCGCAGCGAGCCGAGCATGCAGATCAGCCACACGCTGTGCATCCGCATCCGAGGTGCTCGTCGACCAGCCTCGATATTCGTTCTGAAGGTCGGCCACCTGCTGGCTCTTCTCCTGGAGGGAATTCACAGCCGCCTTCGCACCCTCAACGTCAGGGACAACCTCGGATGCTTGCTGAGCCTGAGCAACCTGAGTAGTCAAGGTCTGGATCTCAGCGCTTCGATCGATCGGAGCACTCTGGGTACCCACAATCGCAATACCGATTCCCATTGCAGCCAGGCCCAGACCCGCTGCGATCTTCAGATCGATACGGCGCTTCTTACCATCGCCATCGTTGTCGTGAGCCTTCTTTTCGGCGCGCTGAGCTCGCTTCTGTTCGAGCTCATCGGCCAATTCCTGGCCACTCTTCCAATGCGTTTTCGGCGTTGGTGTCTTCGCCCATTCACTGAGCTTGCTCATTCGATCCGCCATGGTCATCACTTCCTTTCTCTATCTCTTTTCCACTGACGTGATTTCACTCGTGTATCAACATAATCAATCATACCACAAATACCACAACACCCCGTACCAAATGCAATCATCCAGTACGGGGTGCCATGAGTGATGCTACATGATCACGGACCAGGGGTCAGACGCGAACTCTTGTCGCCCTGACCCTTTTGCATGGTGGATGGAACCGTTACCGATGCAAACTTCGAAGAAGACTCCTTCGTGGTGTTGCGATACGCCACGTAGTCCGTATCGAGACCGGTCGAACCAGTGTAGAACTGGCCCACCGTGGGGGAACGATCGTTGAGCGAACCCGAGACGATCTCGCCCTGGGGCTCGTAATTCCCTTCGCCCCAGACTTCCTTCACAGCGTCCTCGCCCACATACATGACCGTGTGCGACACACCGCCGGTCGTACGCAGGAGGATGTCACCGGGCTGAAGCTTGGACTTGTCGCCGTTGTAGTCGATCTTGGTCCACTTCGAACCACCCTGACCCTGAAGATACTCTAGCTGGTTGGACACGCCACCAGCCGGGTACGTATCGTCAGTACCAGACCAACGCACAGCCGTGGCAACAGTGCGGTCACACGAAGCGAAGAAGTTATCCGACTCACCGAGCACCTCCTTGTGGAGGTACTTGTAGATGTCGGTGCCATCGTTACCCTTACCATCGTCGTTGTACGGCCATGCGTAAGAGATCGCAGCCTTGACCATCGTGGAGTTATCCACCTTGCCGCCGTGAGACTTGCACTTGCTGGCAGCAGCGGCAACAGAGCTACTGTTCGCACCGGTCACAGCGCTACCGGACTGAGCCAGAATCGAATCAGCCAGAGACTTGTTCTTCTCCCAGCCGCCCATCTTGGCAAACCAAGTACCAGCAGCGCTCTCACGAGAACCGAGCGTGCCGTCGTTGATGCCCTCCCACTTGGTGAGGAAGTACGAGGTCGACGCAGAAACGCTACCGCCCTCAGAGTTGTCGATCAGAGCCTTCACCTGAGCGACGCGAGTCGGATCATCCTTGGAGATCATAAAGCCGAGCTGGGTTTCCAGCGTCGACCACGGCTTACCGATCGACTGTGCATACTCAGTGAGCAGTGCGTTACGACCGTTGGTCCACTGTCCCAGACCGATACCCATGAGATCGATCGCAGGGAAACGTGCCGAATACGCCGGATCCACCTGAGCAATCTTGAAGCCCTTGGCCTCAGCGTCTTGCTTACGGGGACCGATCGTGAACTTCTCGTCAAAGATCGTTTCAACACTCGTGGGATCAATACCCGACTCATGCGACCAGTTGCCTAGAACACCAGCAATGTTCTCATCCGACATACCCCAGGCAGAGAGCACAGAGTAGACAGTCTTCGCATTCTCTTCGGTCTTGGCAGATACATCACCAACAGCGCCGTCTGCTGCCTTTGCTGCGTTGTCGACAGCCACGGTGCACGATTCCAACAAACCATCGTTACGACCAGTCGTATTGCCATCACGCAAAACAACGACGCCACCGGTGATAACAGCAGCCGCGCCAACAGCCGTTGCCACAGCCGTTGCGACAGTTGCCGTCGCCGCCGACACAGCCCCGCCTAGTGCGCTGGCAACAGCAGCACCGGCTCCTGTGAAGAAACCAACCACAGCCTTTGCTGCTGCAATAACAGCTCCGACAGCCACTGAGGCCAACGACTGAACTGCTGCCATAATCGACAGCAAGAGCATCTTGAGCCAATTGAGAAACGCAGTCAAAGCAGCAGCTTGCGCTGCCGCAGGGGCAGCTACACCGGCAGCAACTCCGGTGGCGGCTTTGCGCGCACCACCTTGGCTACCACCCTGGATGCCTCCACCCAACAAACCGCCGTCACCAGGCTGCGCGCCGCCAGAACCCATCACATCGGTGCCGTTCGCTCCTGTGTCAGCTCCCGTGTTCACAGGTTCATCAGGCTGTGCCTGAGCAGATGGTTCAATACCGGCATCAACATCCGAGTTCTTCTGAGGGAGCTTTTCAATCCCATCTGGTTTCATACTTATCTCCTTTTCGTTCATTCATCCAGTCCCACACTCAGTACAACGTCAACACGTTGGCGTTTGTATTCTGTACTGTGGTCGTTCGCACATTACGCAGCTCGATTTCCAGATTGAGCAGATCGTTGTAGGAATTGACCTGATACGCCTTCTTGTGGTCGTAATAGGTTTGCCACGACGTGATGAGATTATTACGTAGATCTAGGAACGGCTTAACAAGCTCATCCTTATTGGTATAAGAACTCAGTGGCGTTCCGTTATTCAAGGTGAACTCCACCTTCTGCCAATCAGGAGCGGGTGCGGACAGCGCAGCCTGAGACTTCATGAAGTCCACATAGCTCATGCCCTTGGGAACAACCTGATCGAGATAACCCTCGTTCACCGTCCCATGACGCCAATCGAAATCGTAGCCACCGGGCACAACCGTCTTAGACGACAGGAACAGCGTCGACTCACCGGTCTTGCTGCTCTTCGCATCCTGACCGGTCACCTCATCGCCTGCAATCACATCGGGAACCACCGGCTCATTGAGACGAAGCATCGTTCCACGATCGTTCACAGGAGTGGTGGAAATCTGCGACATGTACTGGTCAATCTTCGCCAAGTCAGCCTTCATCTGAAGCAACTGGCTGTCCATCTCAGTACGCAGCTTCTGCTCAGAGTCGCGAGTCACGGCCTCATGGTAAACATCGCCTGCGTTGAACTCAGTACCAGCCGTACCGAGATTCATCGTAATCGAGCCCGATGCCACAGGGTTGAACGCAATACGCATCTGGTCGTATCGCTGGAAGGATTTATCGCCTGCATTGGGATCAGTCTTCGACGAAGATGATCCACCGGACTGAGGCGCACTGGCAGCGCCTTCCCCATCCTTATACGAGATCTCACGGTTGATGCGGATCGTCATATCGAGGATTTGGAGATCGAAGCCATTTGGGTTATCGAGGACAACAGCCATGTACTTGGCGTTGTTACCAAACGTCACGTAGCGAGCCGTCATCGACTTGCCCTTCAACGAGTGCTGATGCAGCTCACGATCCGTGCCCGTCAAGAACACCTGGTAGTCATCCGCGTTCGCGGGAAGGCGTGCCTCATCGCGGGCATTGAGCAGCACCATCGTGCGAGTCTTAGACGGATCGGTGTATACACCCATCACACGACCAGTCGCCTGTGTGCGTGAAGTCGTAAACGACTGGGTATACATCGCAGTCGCACTGAGCTGTTCCTGAGAGTTCGTGTACGAGGACACACCCGCACCAGTTAGCAGTGCCGCACCCGTCAGGCTGAACACAGCCACAGCGACACCAAATCGCTCCATCGCGTGGTGCGAATCAAACTTGAAGCGAGTCTGGAATGCCTTGAACTTCTGTGCAAAGCCAGACGAAGCGCTCTCATACTCTGCGCCCTCAACAGTGGCATCATCCCGAACGTCATCCACAGACGCATTCTGATTCTTACCGTTCTTTTTACCTTTACCCCATGCCATATTGTGATCCTTTCAATTCGTGTTCTACGTTTTCTTTTTAATCCGGGAATAGACGTGTGGATAGCAACAGCCGGAGCCGGATGAACCGGCCCCGGCTGTCACAGTGACCTTTTGACCATCGTTGCGCTGTTAACCTATCACGGCCACATGGTCAGGAGATACGGCAGAATCATGCCGCCACCGAGATCCTCGATGGTCTTCTTACCACCTTCGGCAATGCTGAAGGCCAGAGAACCGCCACCGACCATGGCCGCGCCACCGATGATGATGAGCAGCGCAACAGTGACCCAAGAAGTCTGTTGCGCAGACTGGCCACCGAACAGCTTGTTGAAGAACTTGTAGACACCCCACACAACAGCGGCGGTGCCAAGCAGCGCAACGAACAGACTACCAAGAACCTTGATGTTAGTCGTCGCATTGACGAGGAAGCTCTTCAGATCCCAATCCGCAACAAGCGGGTTATCCGCGATTGCGAACAGTGCGCGATTCGCCTGGGCGTTGAGGACATCGATCATCTGAGTAGCAAGAATATCGAGAGACATGTGATCTCTCCTTTCATAGAAGTAGTTGTACATGTGCATCTGGCCAGAGCCCGGCTGGTTTTGTCAGATGCCTACACTCATGACCTAGATACATACTACACAACCCACGTGTGCCAAGCAAGTGAAACGCCCTCGATCACGCTGGAGATCCAGCATAATCGAGGGCGTCATGAGTGTCACATGAACACTCTCACGCAGTCACTGTGCGCTGCGCTCTCACTTTCATGAGGGCATCGGTGGCATCGAAGAACCACCCGAGGGCTTCATGCCTTTCAGGCCCTTGCCCGCCTTACCCGACGCGCTCTTAACTCCACCGTTCGCAGACTTCCCGGACGAAGGCATCTGCGATGCACCCTGGCGAGGTGCACTCAGCGAACGCGAGCTAACACCGCGAGACGGTGCCGGTCGCGACGGAGCAGGAGTCTGCGCAGGAGATGCAGCCTGAGGCGGTGCCTGTGCTGGAACCTGCTGCGACTGAGGCTGAGCCTGCGGATGACGAGGCTGCTGAGGCTGCGCCTGAGCAGGCGATGGACGCTGGGCACCCACCACACCGCGCTGAGGCTGGGACTGCTGTGGCTGGTTCATCTGACGCGGCTGCTGAACAGAGCGCACAGGACGCGGTGCCTCAGCCGACTGGCGATGAGCCTTCGCTTCCTGACCCTTGGTCTGAGCACTCTGGACATCGCTGAGAGTCTTCTGGCCATCCTGAGCAGCGCCCGCAACATCCCCGGAATACGCCTTAGCAGCAGCCTTACCGCCGTGCCACGCAGCCTTCACACCGGACGTTGCCTGATCGACACGAGCCTTATCGGCCTTGTCGTGAGCCTCCATCGTCGACTGAATCGAGCTGGTCGTCTCGCTCATAGCATCGTCCGAGTTGTTCACAACAGTGCTCGAAGAGGTCACATCATCACCACTGTAAGAATCGGACGACACAGACGGTTCAGACAGACCACCGCGAGCATCGACTTCACTAGCGATCTGACGATCTGTCTCGGAAGTCGTCAACGAGTTAAAGCTCTCACCGTTGTTCGCGATGTCATTGTTAACGTTGGTGTTCACGCCGCCCGATCCGTCGCTGAGCAGCAAACCGCCGCCACCACTGCCACTACCAGTAGGAGCATTCGGATCTCCACCGGGAGCACCAGGGCCACTCTCATCAGAACCAGGGCCATCGGTACCGTTGATGGACAGCATTCCACCGCCCATACCCGAGACACCGCCGTTTCCATCCTGGATACCGCCAGAGCCAGCCATGAGACCACTCGATGCCCCGCCGCGACCCAAGCCAGAGCCCATACCGCCACGACTACTCATCAGACGGTTAGCAGCAGCAGAACCAACGCCTGCGCCAACACCACCAGCAAGAGCAGGCATCAGCTTGCCGCCACCAGCAGGAGGTGCCACGTTCGTATCAAGGAACTTGTCGACGATCTTCGTGACAGCCTCGTTGAGACCCTTCACGAACGCACCACGGAAGTGCATCATCTTCCACGTCAGAAGAATCAGCAGCACAATGGACACCAGCGACGTAAAGAGAGTGATGTTACCGCTATTCTTCAGGTAGGTACCGAAGCCACCCATGCTATTGAACATGTGCTCCAAGCCGCCTTCGAAAATGCTCGGAACAGACAGAATAATCTCCTGCACGAGACGGTAGATGAACATTGTGCCAATGATCTCGGTGATCATCGTAAACGTGTAGATAACGACCTTCGCGATACCCGCCATGGAACCCAGCGTTGCAAACGGAACTGCCGTGATGATGTGCAGCGAATTCTTGATTGCACCAGTGAACATACCGAACGCATATCCCAGGCCAAGAACGATGAAGCACAGGAACGTCACAGCACCGTTCACCCAGTACAACCAGCTCACGCCAGCAGAACCGACCAAATTCACAGAGCTGTGGTACTCACGAGTAGCAGAGGACACAGCATTGCTCGACGAATACACCGTTGCTGAACTCTTGCTAAACGACGTATTCAAGTAGTTATACATGGACAATGCAGACATGTTGGCCCTTCGGAAATTATCATCTGAAACCACCCAATCTCCACCATACCAACCGTCAGAAGGCGTCGTAAACGTAATAACACCCTCTTCGCCAGACACCTGGAGACCAGAACCTTCACGAACCTTCAGCACAGGGTTATCCGATGCCTTGGTCGCAGAGCACGACTTGCCATCAGCCTTCATCAAACCATCAGACTGAACATTAAACCACGTCGTCGCGCAGTTCTTGACCTGCTCCTGGCCGTTCGATGCTTGCTGACTGATACGACCCTTGACAGCCGTATCAAAATCGGACGCCTGATACGTCTGGGCAGTCGTATAACGCAGGAGCATTTGCATAGATGCTACATAAGCATCCGCAGGCAGACCCCCACTCGATGATGTATCGGCATTCGCAGCCTCCGTAGAGATAGAGCCGAGACCGGATACATTGATGTCTGCCACCTGCTTGAAAGCACCCTTATTAGCAAGCTTGTTAATCGCCACAGTCGTCTGACGCAACTTGTTCACAGAATCGCCAGTCGGAGCCTGTTTGGACGAATCCCACTGAAGCGTGGCATTCTCTGGCACCGCAAGACGGTTCCCCTTTGCCCAGTTCTCGAAGTCCACAAACGTGGAAATCACAACGCGCGTCGCACCCATACCGGCACCAGCTGTCGCATCTTTCATGACACCCAGCGATGCCGTGTACATCGATCCAATGAGGGGTAGACCCACACCGAGAAACAACATGCGGATCACCAGCTTCTTCAAGCCGCCAAGCGCATTACCCTTCTTCCACATGAGCGACGAGATGATGAAAGTGAAGATAAAAAGCGGGATGAGCACAGTCCACGACAGGTTCACAAGCGCTTGATACCAGCCACTGAACCACGTATCAAGACTCTGCATCCACACAGGCACACCCTGTCCACCGGTCATACCGTTGGCCATCGCAGCGCTCGATGCCGAGATCGCAGAGAAGAAGAACTTGAATGGGTTGAGCGTCTCCAGGAGCCAAATCACAGCTGAGAAAATCGTGTCGATGCCACCGGCAAGCAAGTACAGCACCACCATGACGAAACCAAACGCAATGTTCTGAAAGTGGGATTCCAGACCCATCGACGTAGAGTCAAGACCCAACGAGTTCAACAACGAGCCGTACTGCGCGTATGCAAGAACACCGCTGTACGCAGAATTTGCACTGCTCGAATCGTTATCGCGAACCTTCAACGAATCATAGCCAATGACGTTAGATGCGCCGGTAGTCGCCGAGACCAACCAGCCAGAGAAATTCGATATATCGTTATCCCCGTAACCAATCAAGGCACCCCCCTCACTGGCATTCTGAGCGATCGTCGTCCAGCCTTCCTTCGCCGAGAGACCATCGCCATCACCAGGCTTAGCCGCCTCAGAGAAATAGGCAGTGACGTTCGACGACAAAGTGTAGAAATTGTACTTCTCAGCATTGTCTTTGCCAGGAGGAGTAGCGTACGCGTTTCCGCCGATCATGGTGAGACCAAAGACGGCAATGAGTACAGCTGCCACAAACGACATCACACGGGTGAAGCCCCGAACTGCTCGAACACGGCTTGTGAGCATCAAACTCTCTCCTTTCTTTTCTTGGTTTTTCTTGTTCACTTGCTCTTCCTTTCAGCGTTTTTGCGATCTTTCTGCCGAGCCATCACAGATCCCCTGTGTCGACCGGGAGCAACACTTCCATCGTAGGTAATGTCGCGCACGTGAGCATTGAGACCGAGCGCAAGGTCACGCTTGAAGACAACGTTGACCGTCCCTCGTCGCAAAAATGTCAGCCCCTCACCTCTCCGGGTGATGACCTTCGTCATGTCGACAGGAATCTGCTTGGCCAGCTTCTTCTCGTACACAGGCACGAGAGCATCACTCATCGCACCGAGCGCCGTCCAATCCGCCTCATCGAAATGGTTGAACTCAGAGTCATCCAGCATCGCCTTCACGCCGTTGTAGCACAGGGCGACACGGCCATTGCGACGGAAGAGGCGCTGGAACTGCTCCATCATGTAGGGCTTCACACCCTTATCGATCAGCTCAGCACCATGAATGATGAGAGTGTCACCTTCGCCCAAGGCCGAAGCCGCGAATGCCAGCACGTTGACGAGCTGTGCCATCGCAACACCCTTTCCACGATCCACCAGAGCTGAGAAATCATAGATGACGCGACGAGCCTTCTGGGTTCCGTCAATAACATCGTTCGTGATGACGTTGAACAAGTCACCGTTTGCACTCAGCATGGACTTGAAGACAGAAGACAGTACAGAGTACGCGTGAACCATCTCATCATCGCGATTCGTCCTGCTGGTCAGCGCCTTATAGCGCTGATCCAGGTAGGTCACAAACAGCTTCAGCTGCGGTACCTGATCGTGAGGCACACCCACAAGACGCAAACGATCCTGGTTGTCCTTCGCATTACGCGCCCACATGTTCTGATCCACATAGAACTGCTCCAGAGTATCCCTCAACTGCGACTGGATGATCGTCCGATCGTCATCAGTAGGCTCATAGACCTGCTCAGTCAGGAGCACCATCTTTTCCAAGTGAGTCGAGAACAGCGAGAGCTGATCCTTGCGATCACCGAAGACCTCAAAGGGGTTGACATCACCTTGCGACATATCAATACGCGCAGTGATCGTGTCCATACGAGGACCGAGCACACCCGTCAGATCAGCACCGTCGAGAATAATGTGCACAACGCGCTTGTTGTTGATCAGTGCCGCCTGTGAGATCTTCGATGCCCACATATCGGCAACTTGAGCCTTGTTCATGATCTCAGCGCGAGACTTCTCATCATCGGCAACCACCACATGATGACTGTACTGATCCACGTCCATGAGGACGCCGGAATTATTCACGTCACCAACCATGTAACCGACGAACTCACCACCACGGTCATTGAGACCGTTGGTAACAAGGTTGAAAGCACCCGCCAGCTCAGTCGAGGTGAAGTGGAAGCCCTTGCCTTTCTTCGAGGCATTAGGGGCAAACAGCGTCGCCAACTCTTGACGCTGAAGACCAGGGTGCGCAGCGATCGACAGGTTGCCGACGCTATCGATGTACCGACGACGCAGATCATCGATGACATCATCGAGGATCTCCAGCGAGGGAGCCTTCAGGAGAATGCGGTAGTGCACAGATAGATACGCCGCACCATCCTGGATCTCAGCGATCGCCTGCTCAACCTCAGCAGACACCTTCGATGCCTTACGACGGGACGACTTCGTGCCGTTCTCACTCTGCTCCTGCTCGTCGAGACGATCGAGGCGTTCAGACGCCTTGATCTTGTCCTTGAGCCAGGACTCAGTCACACGCGAGACCTGCTGAAGCAGAACCGCCGTCACATTCTGAGGCAGATACGGAATGAGGTTCACACCCCAGAACGGAGGAAGCTCATCACGGGCGCTCTCATCGTGGAAGTAGCCCAGGATGCATCCGACGTTACCGTCGATCTCGAAGTAGTCCGAGTGGAACACATAGCCCTGGCGAGGCTTCACCGCAAGCAGATGGGTATACGACTTAAACGTTGCACCACTGGTCTTTGAGAACAGCGCTTTGCGCTCCTTACGAGACATACCCTTCAGGCTTCGCTGCTCAGACGCAGCACGATCGCGCGCCTCATCAGCAGCCATCGAGGCACTCGCTTCGCGAACGCGAGAGGTCGCCATGCCCCACGGCGATGACTCATCCGATGCGATCACATTCGTGACACTATCCTTTTTCGCCATAGATGCCACTACTCCCTTCCATCATAATTACTGTCGTGGTCAATTGAAGACCGATTATGGTCGTTCCCCAGGCTATTCTACACGAAAACCAGGCAAAAGCCCATCGCACAGTACCTGTTTGTGGGCATTAGATACACAACAACCTCGGACGCGAACGTCCGAGGTTGTGGTAGCCCTTACAGCTCTGACGGTGCACCGTCTCACCGTCTGTTACTTAGTGGTGACGGGTCCGTAATGAGTCCGTAGGAGCTCGATCGTCTCATCATACGTGAGCATCGCGACCTGCTTGAACATCAACGACGAATCAGCCGCTTCAGCATCGAGCAGGTTGTGCGCCTTACGTAGATCCTCTTCGTTGCTGGCAATGAGGATCAAGTACTGGTGGATGCTGAAGAAGCTGGAACCCACGTAGCTCTTCAAGGACTTGTACTGTTCGTCCATGAGTGCAATCAGTTCAGGATCACGAGCCTCAGGATCCAACGCACGATTACGCCTCTCTAGCGTTGCGATCTGTGTATGAACGCGCTGGGGCTCCTTCGTGGTGATGAACTCCAGCTCCACGCCCGGTTCCAACTTGCGATAGAAACGGTCGTTACGGTTCAGAATCGCATGTCGATCTTGATCAAACAGCAGACGCGACGCGGATCCCACGACAGCATACGCCTGACCCACCATGCCATCCGCATAGGTAATGAAAGCCGTCTTCTCGTCGACATCCTTGATGCCGACGATCGAGTGGAACTGACCAGGGCTCGAATCAGATCGAGTGAGCACCTTGCGTGCCGTCTTCGGAAGATAGTCGAACAGAGCCATGATCATCTCACCGCGCATCTCCTTTGTCTTCGAATACGCAGCGAAGTACGCCGTGGCAGCAATCCACCAAATTGAGATGAACACCAGGTAGCCAAAACTTGCGCCCTTCAGTGGCGTGCCCATGAGCAGCCACATGAGGATCACAATGCTACCAATATAAGCAAAGATCACCTTCATCGGGAGCGGCTTCAGCTTGACGGACTTATTCGACAAGCTCAGCTCATGATCGAGGATCGTCCGATCCAGCGAGACGGGAATGGAATACCGTTCTTTAACAGCCATTCACAACCCTCCTTTCGTTCTGTTTCTCTCGTGGTCCTGCTCATCACTTGTCGAACGAGAACGCGATGCCGCGCGTCCCATCCGGCTTGTCTTCCAGAGACAGGTAGGCATCGAAAGTCTTGCCGGTCTTCTTGGACTTCATGCCCTTGACCTTAACCTTTTCCCCAGCCTCGATCTTCTCACGCTGTTCATCGGTCAGCTTCACACCGAGCATCGACTTGGGGGCAACACCCCTCTTTGCAGCCGAGGTCGGCTTGGAGAAATCAGGAATAAAGCCAATGCACGTACGACCCTGGAACTCATATTCTCCAAACGAGCCAATCACAGTGAATTCCCCGCCTGTGCGCGCCGATGTTGCAGTGATCTCGATGTCTTTACCAGCCAGAAGATCCATACACTCCTGATCGGTGAAACGGTGCCCGCTCCAGGTACGGTTGAACCTCACGTGCCTATTCTCAGGTACCCACGTGCCCTCGAAATACTCCTTTTCGACGTAATCTCCCATGTTCAATTCCTTTCTCATTGTTTGTGCATTCGCCGTCATCACGGCAATGTCATCTGTCACGAGCCTGGCAACCTCAGCCAGAACATCGTCTGCTTGCTTTTCACTCTTCGCAACGGCCTTCATGTCTGCAAAGACACGCTCCGTAATCGACAGGTCTCCAATATGCGTTCCCGGCAGCATTCGATAACTCATCTCGCCGGTTTCGGTCAGTGTAATCCTGCCCTTCGTCTCATCCATCAAAGGATACCGAGCCTTCGAGCTTGACACCTCTGCAAAGGTGCTGGTGCGCGTTGCACCAGTGCCCACGTCTCGCCTCTCCAGTTGCTTCATGAGCCACTTCACAGTGGGCGCAACAGGACGCGGTGGAACGCCTTCATGAACGAACGGCTGAGCCTGAGTACCAAGACCAGTCACGTTGTTCTCGTCATCGTCATCGTCTGCCATCGATGCACCACCGAGAACAGCCTTCCAACCCGGCTTCTTCGGAACCGAACACGAGCCGACATATGAAGGGAAATCCGTCACGTGACCCTTCTGGGCCTCGTACTCATAGTCCTCCGCGAGAACAGCCAGAGCCGAACGAGCGAGCAGCTCATAGATCATCGCGCCGGTCTTACCGTACTTGTTCTCCACCTCTGCAAGCGAGGACGGAATATTCGGACCAGGACGGTTCGCACCGTGTGCACCTGAATCCTTCACATGGGTGGAACGAGCCGCAGTGTGCGTCAGCAGAGCTGGATCGATACCGACAGCACGCGCGATAGCAGGAGCGTTGCTGACAAGCTCCGCGAATTGCTCCTTGGTGACGTGCTTGTCTTCGGTACGGGGGTACGAAACGACTTGGGCTTCGTACATTTTTTGATAGATCTTCAGCACATCCGCCGCCTTCACACCCTTCGCGCTCAACAGTGCTGACAGACCAGCAAGATCCAGCATCCTGGGTGGACCAGATCGCTTCATGGTCTTAGAGTCCACCGTCACGCTCGATGCGCGAAGACCGCTCAGATCCACATCTGCTTCACGAGCACATCGCTGAGCGTCAGGATCGGAGTACATGACACCGTTCTCATCGCGGAATCGAGGCTCGTAGAACGGCACCTTCTTCCACGACTTATGCGCCTTCAGCTGATCACCCACAAGCACCGTCATGGCCGACTTCAATCGACCCTGACGAACGATTGCACGCTTATCGACCAACTCAGAAGCAATACGTGTCCATTGCATGGAGAGGAAGTCCCACCGAGAGCGAAGCCACGCCATACGGTACTCGTCGTGATCTTCCATCGAGGTCAAACGCTTGCGAGAGACAAACGCCTTTTTAATCGACGCTGGGGACTCATCGGTGAAATACATGCGTGAGACAGGTTTTGTGTTCAGTCCGAGGGCAGCGATGATTTCCCAGGCTAGTAGCCCGCCTTCACCCGATGGATCAACATCTGTGGCGATACAAATCTCACTACACGAACCAAGCGTTTTCTTAATATCAGCCAAACGCTCAGTGATACTTGTATCCTCTTTCTCGACCCTCTTACCCTTCTTGATCTCCACCGTCTTTTTCTGCTCACGCTCAAACGCGAGATCGTTCAGATCCCACGGGAGATCACTCAGTGCCCAAGAGGCGTACTTTGCGCGTTTCGACGGATCAACCTGATCCACCGGCTGCTTCAGCTCGAAGAGGTGGCCGCGAGCAAACGCGATCACGTAGTTCTCGCCATTGTACGTCCCCTTTTGTCCACCGAGCGCCTTCGCAAAGTTGCGCGCGGCACTGGGCTTCTCAGTGAGAATTCCAACCGTCATACATATCCTCCAAATCTGAATCGAAAAATTATCGAAAACGTTCGTATACGAGTATATCAGAGTCGCTCAAAGACCACCATCGTTTCACCACGATGCTTCTGACGTGACTGGGCTCGCTGGAAATGATTACGCGATGCCGACGCATCAATCTCATCGACAAGGTGCCACTGCTCACCCAATACGCTCTGAACCACTGCCGACATACGCTTGCGCCACTTCTCACTGATCTGGAAGGCGAAAACGCGCGTCGACGGAGCAACGCTCATGGAAACAACCTGCTTCCACCATTCCAAGAACGCCACATCATCCAGATTCTCAGCTCCTTGAGAGGTGTAGATCTCCGTGTCACCATACGGTGGACACGTCAGAACCATCTCATGCGTTCCACCACGCATATCGCGAGTAGCACTATCACCAAGCGACACACTGACATCCGTCAGACCCAGACGGTCAATAAGACCCTGATGAGCCGCCACCACAGCATCAGAGATGTCTGTGCCGGTATACGTCACACCGCGCTGAGCACAGGTGAGCATACGCTCACCCCACCCGCTACACGGGTCATACATGTGCGTCGGCTCATACCGATCAAGAACAGCCAGCATAGCGGTGTTGACGAACGTCGAGTACGACCGGATCTCACCGCTGATCGCCAACCCTCGCACGACCTCCAGAGCAGACTCAGGGAGCCTACCGAGATACTGCAACCGATTAGCAAGCAAACGTGCACGCAGACGGCCCCACTTGCGATGATGAACCTCGTCGGCCTCCCACATCTGCAACTCACGAGCGTAGAACGTCTCCCACGTACCACTACGGGCCAGCCAGGAGATCTGCCTCGAACCAGCATTCGTGACATCAATATCCGCCCACTGCTGCACCTGCTTCTTCAAACCTTCTCTGAGATCAGTCAGAGATTCAGGTAGATCAAGCCATGAATACTCACGATCCCAATCGTGGCCATCAGGAGCCCCGAGAGCAAACCACAGATAGGCATCCGTCAAAGCCTCAGAGCCATCCCACAACGTCACGTAATTCAACTGTGCTTCACGAGCCGCTTCACGCTTACGCACGTCTCGTTCAGTCCACACTCCCAATGCATTGCGGTAATACTCAGACTTCTCACCCTTCTTACACCAGGTCTGCACTGTCTTCTGATCCATCTCGCGATCAGCCTCATACCAGTGCCTACCATGTGACCACGAGCCATTGAGCTCAATGAACAGATCGCGCTCAGGGATGTAAAAATCAACAGCAAAGGGATAACGTTCCTCATCACGATGCTGTCGCACCACGGTCATACCGAGCTGATCCGCATACCCAACAAGCAACTCATAGAGTGCGTCTTCCGCAGAAGAGGTCGCGAATGTGCCATTCTTTCGTTTGGTATCCATAGCCCGAGCAATGATCTCATCAGATTGGAAAACATAATCAACACCGTAACGCTCCTGAACCGTCTGATGAATCTGTTCCTTCACAGTCTCGGATGCAAACGGGTTGTCAACACCATAACGCTCTTGCATTGTCTGACGACGACGCTCACGAATAACAGGAGAGAGCGAGGGGTTATCCACACCGTAATGCTCTCGAACCGTCTGACGAATCTGATCTTTCACATCATCGCGCGCAAACGGGTTCTCAACTCCGTGACGAGCCAGATGAGTTGCCTTCGCAGCGGCCTGCACCGATGGTGCATTGAAGGGACCTCGCGCATCAGCGGGAAGATCGGGACGATTACGACGAAGAGTCTCCAACTGACGACGGCGCACATCTGGATCAATAGCGGTGCTCGGTACACCGTAATGACGCATAGACGACTCTCGTTTACGATCCTTGATCACCTCAGATTGCGAGACGTTATCAACCCCGTACACCTCCCGAATCGTCTGTCGTGCACGTTCACGGAAAACGGGATCAGAGAGCACACTATCCACACCGTAACGTTCCTGAACCGTGCGTCGACGACGCTCTTTCACCTCCGGTAGCGACGATGCATTAACCACACCATACCTACTGAGCGTCGTAGTCTTGATACGCTCCCTGACCTCACTACTCGCCATAGGCGACACACCACCATAGCGAGCCATGTTTGTCTGAGCGGTCTTGTCCTTGAGGCACTGCGCATACTCGTCCTTCAAACCAAGACCCTCAAAAAGAGCGGCAAGAGACATCACCCCGGCTGAAAGCGTTTCACTGATACCAAGCATGGTCAGCACTTCACGGCGTGTCACACCGTTACGCACGCCCTCCAGGGCGCGATCGATGTCATCATCCGAACACCGGGTCTTCACATGGCTCACAAGATAACGCTCACGATCCACGGAAGAGCCGTCAGACCACCGAGGTAGACGCTTCCCCCTTCCGCCAAAACCGCGCAGACGCAGATCCTCATCACTCCCCTCTGGGAACAGACCGGACTGCTTCTCCTGAGCCTTCTTCCGAGCCTCATCAGCAAACACCGAGCCCTCGGCCAACGTATACCGAGCACCATAGCGCTCTTCTCGTGTCTGAGCCGCCTTCTCCTGGTATTCATCGAGCTTGAACGGGTTGTCCGTGCCATGCTGAGCAATCATGCCCGCGCGCATACTGCCACGACGAAAACGACGATCGGCATCACGGAACTCATCACCTAGACCCAGAGCCGTATACAGCTCAGAGAGCTTAATGAGATTCACCGCGTCGTGGAGCCCGAGATGCGCCAACACCCCGGCCTTATCCAGGTCGCACGTGGCGTATCGCTCCAGCACATCGTGCACAGTCTCAGAAAACACACGATTTCGCACATGCTCGATCTTGTATGCTGTCCGATCAACACCCTTCAACTCAGCCTTCAGCGAAGAGTTGTGATAGCCAGGATCAATGCCGGTGGCATCAATGACACGCTGGCGCGACCAACCCCGGCACACCAGGTCAGTCACGCTACCCTCGGAAAATAGTTTTGCTTCATTCATGAGGCAATTCTATCATCGCTACGAGGGTAGCGCAACCCTATCTTCCCTCCCATGGCTCATTGATTATTCTGGTAAACCAGCATATCATAGAGTTATGGCACACAATCTTGCTCCACATCAGCCACAACCACCAAAAGGAGTTTTCGTGATCACCAATCTCAAAAACATCAAACCGTTCATCGAAAAGAGCGTGCCGTTCATTCTCACGGCAATTCTCATCGTAACCACCGGAGCTTTCGGATACCACATCTGGCACGTCCACGAGAAAACGGCCATCGAACAGACATACCGTACAGCCGTCCCGGCCCCCACCAACTACTACGTGATCGATGGTCCAGCGCAAGATGTCCACAACGTTGCCGACGACATGGGGAACATCGGATATTGCCCTCTCGATGACCAATCGCGACCTACGTGCGCCGTAGGGCTGTTGTCGACACATACTCGCGCCGAAGCCAAAGAACGCGACCCTCAGACCATCGAAATCGACCCAGCTGGGTGGCCCAGTCACAACGAAAAAGTCACAATCGACTCCAACAACGGCGAGTTCTGGAACCGCTCGTATATTCTCCCTGATTCGCTTGGTGGTAAACCCGTGAAGGAAAACCTCATCACCGGAACACTCGCCCAAAACGTCGGTGCGACCACAGCTCATGACGGCGGTATGGCATACGTAGAAACACTTGCGCAGCAATATCTTGATAATCCATCCCACGACAACTGCCCGCTCTACTACGCGGCAAAACCTAAATATGATGAAGACAATCCAATCCCATCAACCGTCACCATTGACATTGAATCATGTGATCGATCATTGTCTCAGCATGTCATCGTCTTCAACACCGCCAATGGATACACGATCGACTACTCCAATGGATCCTTTCACCCAATCGAGCGCTAATTCTCACCGGAAGACAACGCCCCGCAGCAAAAGCTACGGGGTGTTGTCTATGCTATTCCACAATCTTCAGATTCCCTCGCTGCACTGACTCATCCTTGCTCAGCTCTCGGGCCTTATCCCGGAGCTTCGCACGTGCATCAACAACCGTCTTGTGCGTGAGATCGATCGAGGTCGCAGTGGCCTGATTGAAAAGACGCGGCTCAGTCTTATCGACGAGCAACCACGTGAGCATGAGCTCCAGCTCATAGAGCCGTTTCTCAGCGCTGAGCGCACGCTTCGTCATCGCATCGAGATCCTTCTGAGCGCGCTGCTGGTTATCCAGCACCTGCTCCACCTTCATCTCGATCGCGGCAACACGACCCTGGCCTGTGCGCAACACTTCGGCTGCACGCCGGGTGTTCTCGTCGACACCGGGGATCTCGATGTCAAGAGCGCTCATCGCCAACGCTGTGATCAGCGAACCCGATGACAGCGTTTTGCTCTGCGTCTTTGGTGTCGGAGCAGCGCCAAGTTCTGGCGCACCCAGGCGCGTCAGCTCGTCTCGAATCGCTTGCACGATGACAGCAGGCAAATCTCGCGGCCTTGTCGAATCACCATCAAAGGCAAAACGAACATCGCCCTCGATCGTCGTGGGGATTTCACTACCGTCACGATGACGCAACGCCATTGGCTCAGGCTCATACAGGCGCTCTGCTGATTGCTGGAGCTGCTGTTGAGGCTGCTGCACATCGCTATCCGGCTCACTGTGCTCGATGGGCTCATCGCGGTGTGCCCCCCCAACAGATGAAGTATTTTCATCGAGATCAGCAACAGCGCTATCAGATTCAGTGATCAGATCATCAGGCTCATTACGTTGCGGCTCAGGCGGCGCAGAGCCCACACCAGAGGCACCTGCTGGCGAAGCATTACCGGCGTTGTTACTGCCATTTGCGCCGCCACCAGACTGACGACGCGCGTTCAACGCTGCCTCCGCAGCTGTATTACCAACACGCGCAGAGCGCGCTGATACAACTGCTGGTTGCTGATTCATACGCTCACGCAGCTGCTTCTGAGCCGCATACAACGGATCAAACACCTCAGGTGATGGCTCATCGTACTCGAAATCACTCATCGTTCACTCCCGCTCTCTTGTCACTCTTCGCCATCTTCATCATCCAACAGGTAGCTATCACCACGAGTCAAACCGATGATTGTCGACGCCATCGACATGACAATCTTTTCGAGGTTGGCAACATTGCTGGCCAACGAGATCTGCGCATCCACAAGCTGAGCCAGACGCGCCTGTTCTAGCGTCGGTAGATCGTAGTCTCCGTTCTTACGGGCAACGTGACCATCGATGCACTCAATGATGAACTCATTGGCACTGAGGCCCTCTTTCTCGGCCCAGTAATCTACCTTGTCACGCACACTCGCTGGCATACGCACATTGAGCCGAACCATCGGCTCTCCTGCTTCTCTCACCTGTGCCTTGGCCATGTAACCCCCCCTACCCTGTTCTACTTGTTCTGCCTTGTTGTGGCTCTTTGTTTTTCCTGATAACTAAGTATAACACAGAGCCTTGGCACACTCTCGTGTGCCGAGCATCATCATGATCCGTCAGTACTGTTGGTACCGGCCCTCCCCCTCACAAGACAGAAGAAAGAAGAGGTACACCATGACTGCATCTGTATCCATCGTGGATGTCGCTGCGTACATCCTCGCTCGTGAGAGCACAATGGTGACACTGAAGCTCCATAAGCTTGCGTTTTACGCACAGGCTGCACATCTTGTTCGCCACGCATCCCCTCTGTTTCCAGAGGATTTCCACGCATGGGTGGTCGGCCCTGTGAGCCCAGAGCTCTACCACCTTCATCGGGGCAAGCTCTTGATTCGACCAGGAGAACTGCCCTCCGGTAACCCCTCGGCTCTCACCGATGCAGAGCGAGCTCTCATCGATCGTGTCTGTGCTGCTATGGGTAGCATGACCCACGCCGCACTGAGCAAAAGAATGTATCGCGAGCTTCCATGGGCAGATGCTTACGCACGACACACATCATCATCGCTCTCTCATCTGGTACACCTCCCCATTGTCACCACTGATGAAATTATCACCCAAGACGCAATGCGTGACTACTACAGCCAGCACCGGCTTGTCTCTTGATAAGCACACTACCGTGTGCCGGGAATCGTACGGATTCCCTCCCATTTCTTTACCCCTTTCTCTGTCTCTCTTTCCCTTGTTTGGAGTAACCACCCATGTCTACCACCCCGCGCCTACTCATCACCGGTTCCCGCAACCACCAGTGGACACCATACGATTCGCAGGCTCTGCTCATCGCTGTACAGGACATCGTCGACAAGACTCAGAAGAAACCCGTCATCATCCACGGCGGTGCGACAGGAGCCGACACCGAAGCAGCTCTCCACGGACAACGCCTGTTCAATCTCCAGGCTGAAGTGCATCGAGCCGACTGGAAGAAGTACGGCAGGGCAGCTGGTCCCATCCGCAACAAGCAGATGGTTGAGCTGGGAGCCGATCTCTGCCTCGCGTTCCCTGATCACCCCAAGAACCAAAAGAGCCACGGATCCCGAGGCACGTGGAACTGCATCGGACTAGCGCAACAGGCCGGAATCCCCGTCCTTGTTGTGTGGAACCAACGCCTATGGGTATATAACCCCAATCATCCCATCCATGGAACGTATCGAGCACTCGATTGATACATCCCCTGATACATCACCAAGAAAGACCCATACCACCATGGTCAAAAAGCAGAAGAACGCTCGCTCCAACCGTTCTTACAACGTACACGATCATCGCGCAGATGAGCTCGCCTTCGATCTCATGAGCGAAGCCCGAGACATCACCTTCGATGTCGTGGAGCGCAACAACAGTGTCATCACTCTCCATGCTCACGTCAACAGCGCTGACGTGGATCCGATCGTCGTCATCGTGACCGCCACTGATTACATCATCAACGACACTCACTTCGACACAGTTACACAGACGCTCGATACTCTTGCATCTGTGCACACCAACTAAGGAAAGAACTCATACCATGGCTGTTAACATCCGTAACATCACAGGTGAAAGCGCGCAGAAGGCTTTCATCGATCGTGTTATCTCCCGTAGTGACCAGATTTATCCAAACACTGACCACAACGTCATTCGATCGGTGACGGGTCAGCTGTTGGATCTCACGTTTGGAGACCTCGATATGCTCGCAGACATGCTGCGTGTCGACGTGCAGTGGCTGCTCAGCGGTCACGGCTGGTGCCCATCTATCCCTAACTAACTAGAAAAGAGACACCCAATGATTGAAATCATTAAGAACGATGATGGATCCATCACCACGCGAACACCGGATCCTTCAAACTCAATCGATGAACCTGTCGGAATCACCGGCCTCTCTGCACGTCAGCGAATCCGCATCTTCATTGCCCTGATCATCGCCGTCATCCTCACTATTGGTATTTCATATACAAAGGACGCTCTCAACAGCGCAGATGGATTCGTCTCAGGCCCTGGTGCATTCTCGTCATCCGAGAAATACATCTCGTTCGACGGTCCTGCACAGCGCACGTATCAGCCAAGCGAGGGCGCAATCGCCTACTGCGATCCTGATGATCATGGTCGTCCCACATGCGCTTACGGTCTCCTAACTCCAGAGAACCGCGAAAAGGGTAAGAATTACCAACGTCACGACGTTGATTTCAACCCCAGCGGCTGGCCCGAGACCAACACCTACATTGAGCACTTCGGACCACTCTGGGTCAAGACCCCTATGTTTGGAACGCAACTAGGTGGTGACTTCGTTCCCAATAACACCATCACGGGTACCAAACGCTTGGATAATTCTCGACCTAAGGGTAATGCTTATGTCAAGAACGGCCTTCAATACCCTGAGTATCTTGCCGCACAGTATCTCGACGATTCGTACAACGAGCAGTGCCCATTGTACTACGCGGTGACGGCTAATTACGAGGCAGATGAGCTTATTCCACGAAGCCTGACAGTTGATATTGAAGCGTGTGATCAGTCGCTCTCTAAGCGAATGACCATCTACAACGTCGAAGCTGGTTACAGCATCAATTATCACACGGGCGAAACCCGTAAGTAACAAAGGACGTAACAAAATGAAGAATCGTATCATTGACTGCCTTATCCTCTTTGCGGGTGGTATCGTCGTATTCGTAATCGCTGCATCCGCAGTAGTGGGTTTTCTCAAACTGATCCAAGAAATTGTCGAAGAGCCTCGACCAAACCAGTCCGGCACCACCAGCAATTACTACAGCATCGGCGGACCCGCACAGCACCCGTACCAAACCGATGCATCTTCCGACGGTACCATCACGTACTGCCCTCTCGACGAACTGAGCCGTCCGACGTGCGCGTATGGCGTTCTCACCACCGAGAGTAGGCTCCAAGCCAAAGAGCGAGGCAGGCAAGACATCACTGTCAACCCCACTGGATGGCCTGAGAAGAATCAGAAGGCCACCATCGAAGACAGCAACGACAGCGGCGCATCATATTACGGATGGTTCTGGAACCGGTCACATATGATCGCGGATTCCTTGGGTGGCGATCCCATCAAGGAAAACCTCGTCACGGGAACCCGTACCCAGAACGTCGGTCTGAGCAAGGACCACAGCGGCGGTATGGCATATGCGGAGAGCAAGGCGCGTGACTACCTGGACAACCCGGCAAACGCACAGTGTCCGCTCTACTACGCTGTGACGCCTAATTACCAGGACAGTGAGCTCATCCCTCGCACTGTCACCATTGACATGGAGTCGTGCGACCAGTCGCTGTCTGAGCACATCACGGTGTTCAACACCGCCAACGGCTGGGCGATCAACTACTACAACGGAAAGATCGGCTAAACCCCCACTTCCCCCCTCTCTATCAACAGAAAGAAGAAAAACAATGGTAACTATCTATGACAAGCCTCTCCTTGTCATACGTAACGGTGAGATCAGGACGGAAGCGTACTGGAAAATTACAGTCCCTGGGACCGTCGTCCTTGTCTCCGGCCAGCGGTTCATGTTCCTGTCGAGCAACAACACCAAGGACGGTTTCTGGCTGGTACTAGGTGAGCAGACCCAGCTAACAGTCCAGGAATTCTATGACAAGTTCGAGATGCTACCTATCATGGTTATCATCGACACCACCAAGTGAACAGATTGAAAGAATGACTACCAACATGCCTCATATCCCTCTCGACATCGACTGGCGGCAGTGGGAGAAAGTCGGCCCCGATACCGGCCTCTTCGAAGACGCCTACATGCATCGCCAGACATGGTTCGATGACTGGAACTACGTCTACCATGTTGCGCTGTGGGAGAACTTCGACAACGACGGGACTACCTCCCTCATCGTCACCCGCGTCGATCAGATGGGCGACAGTCCGTACAAGCAAAGCTCTCGCGCGATCGGTGATTCCGATAACCCCGAGTACTGGTCTGAGCTCGATCGCTTGTTCGGTTCGCGCCGATCGTGGAACGCTGTGCTCAGCGGCTTTCACGACTACGTGAAGCACCACCCCTACAGTCGTTATGACAACAGCTAAGCGCAAGACGCTTAGCACACGCCCCGTTACCACGCTGTCTGATACAAAACGTACAGAGCACACAATGCAGCAACTGGTAACGGGGCTCTCTCTCTCTCTAATTTATGCTCTGTTTCCATGCAATAGAATTGCATCGGTAGCGGTAAAGAGACCACTACACACAATCACACAACAAGAAAGGACACTCACATGTCTGACTTCGATTTCGCCAACAACGAAGAGGCTCTCCAGAACCTTCGGAACCAGCTGAAGAAGGCCGAGCAGGTTTATGCTCGAAAGGCTCTCTCCGAGGCTCTCGGTATCGACTTCGACAAGCTCGCGGCACTCATCGAGGATGACGCTGCTGAACAAGCGGAGCAGACTGAGTCTGAGTCCACCTCCGACTCCAATGTACTCGCAGAAGACCTGTTCACCGCTCAGGATCCCAACGGGCTCCAGAGTACCTACAGGGCGATCGAACTCCCCTTCGGAACCGTCATCACCATCGAGGGCGACGAGTTCCTCCACGCTCTCATCGACCATGGCGACCACGGTCACAGTACATGGGTCAATACCATGGCTGAGCTACTCGATGATAACGCTGTGGCTGAACTCGCTCGTAGTGCCAACGGCAACGTCACGATCATCCACTTCGGCTGATCTGTGTTGTGACATCACTGGAACGGCGGGGGGTTTTCACCCCCCGTCCCCCCCCACCGGGAAAGAATCGGCGGGCACCGACACAAACACCAGCCGCTGACACAACGGGGCGAACAGGCGGATCGCCTCAGCCAGCAG